ACCTAAACCAATACTCGTAGAAAAACCGATATCCTTAAATGTTACGCACGACGACCATGACAATGTTGAGGTTTCTACAGAATGGCGTTTTTCAAAAAATATACCCAAGAAGATTTTGTCTATGGAGATGAGTTTCTTAAAAACAACATCTACAAAATGGGGCTATACTTTGCCGGCGAAGTTTGACTTTATTCCTCATTTTGCGAGTATAATAGATAACGTTGGGATAGACGTAAGGGAAATCTATTTAAAAAGGCAAGCTCCTGATTTTTTTGAGGGTTTAATCAACGGGAATATTGTTATCAAGGGAGATCGAAAGGGGAATGGTTTCAAAATTAATGGCAATACGATTTACTGGGAATTTGACCTGTTAGATCGACAAATTAAAAAAGGTGGTATGCGATGGGAAACAATGAAAAAAATAAACAATCTAATTTGCCAGTCCTAATAATAGGGAGCCTGGGGTATCATACTGACAACATTATTAATCCGATTGTCAATGCGATTGTGCGCAGGAATGTTCCTGTCGTTAGGACGTCAGGATTAATGGATTTTTTTATACCTAAAAACAAAGACGAGGTTTTGGATGCCGTGAGAGAAGGGGTCGTGTCGTCGTTGCATAATTTTAGATCCCTTTTTTTTGTAGATTTTTTTAATTTTCTGGTGCCCGTTTATAATTATATAAAGAGCATTGAGCAACAGGAGATAAAAACATTTGCCTTATGGCATGGTTCGACTGCCTTGCCAAACGACGTTGCCAACATGATAAATCATGCGGCATTATATGAAAATTTTTTATATGATTTTTACGATGGCGTGATTTTACCAAATAAATCATTGAAGCCTTATATTCCCGCAAAGGCACAGACTTTATATATTCCGTTTCCCACTGATTTACAATTTTCTCGTCCTACGCCGGATTACAAGTATAAGGACAGAGTTGTTTTTGGACATCGTTTCAATGAGGATAAAGGCAAAACAAAGTTCCTCGAATTTGTACGATTTTTGAGGGACAAAGGACATGCAGACACGGAAGTTATCGTTTTTGATGCACCTCAGGACGTTGATGAGAGCCTAAATATTCATTTTAAAGGACGTGTGAGTCAACTTGAAATGGCGCGACATTGTACGGGTGGTGGTTACGCATGGTCGTCGGTAAAAAGTGAAACCTTTTCTTATACAATGTTGGACCTTTTGAGTTTTGGTTTGACACCGCTTGCCAATGAGCATCCCGCCTACAATTATTTGCCAAAAAGATTTATTTACGGCAACGACATAAAGGCTGCATATGATTTGTTTTTGGCAAAAAAGACAATGACGCTAAACGAGTGGGACATCATAAAAAGTAAAATCGGACGTGGAGCCAATAAAATAGCGGAGGTGCTTTTGAGATGAAAACTTATTTCGCTATCGTTGCCGCGCAGGGCAGGTATTTCCCCTACCTTAACAAGGAAATGCCTGACATAAGATATTTATTGTCTTACTATTTTTGGAGGGATGGTGAGAAATTCAAAGGCGCCTATCCTCAGCCGATCTTTGCTGATAGCGGTGGGTATAGCGCAAGAACGCAAGGTGTCTCTTTAAGGGTCGAAGAATATGCAGATTGGCTGGAAACCATTGATTACGAAGTTGCCGCGAGCCTTGATACCAGCGATTTTGATGAATCACAGCGCAATTATTTGTACCTAAGAAAACGCGGCATTAAGGTTCTTCCTGTAATACACTTGGAAGAATATGTTGATAAAAGCAAACATAAATGGATCGATCAAATGATTGAAGAGAATGACTATATTGCTATTGGCGGTATCGCCGGCAAGGGCGTCAAACAAAGATTTTTTGAGGGCTTCTTTTCAATGATTTTTAACAAAACAAGGGATAAGGTTAAGGTGCATGGATTTGGCGCAACAAAGACAACCATCTTAAAAAAATATCCCTTCTATTCTGTTGATTCTAATAGTTGGAATTCTTGCGAAAGATACGGATACATCTTTCAGTATAACAATAGGAAGATGTCTCTCGATAGAGAGCGGCTGTCTTCGGGAGCGCAAGGGTCTGTGATAGGTGGAAAGTTAATGTGGGGGCACCTTAGCGCAAACCAAGAAACTCGAATGAAAAGGATCGCTCATAATATTAAACAATTTAAGCTTCTCGAGGAAGACATAACCAAAATGTGGAAAGCCCGAGGCGTGGAGTGGAAATGAAAACATCTGGAACGAAAATTAAAAAACTTGACATCACGAAAATCATCCCCGCTGAATGGAATTACAAAAAACCCTTTGACGAGGAGGATTATAAAGAACGATTCAAAGCGTCTATTCTAAGAGATAAAAGCGCAGGGGTCATCGCTGTTCGACAGGTAGAAGAGGGCATTTGGGAGGCCATTGACGGCAATCACAGATTGAAAGCCGTAGAAGAGCTCGGTTGGACCCATGTGGACGTCGAAGATTTTGGCAAGATTTCAAAATATGAGGCGATCCTTATTGCTCGTCGTAGGAACTATAATTGGTTTCCCGATGACAATATCCAATTGGCGGCTCTTATGAAAGAGGTTGCTCCCAACATTTCTATCGAAGAAATGGCAGGGTTTATGCCCGACACACCAGATGATTTGGAGAACATGGTAAAACTTGCTGATTTTGATTGGGAGCAATATGGCGCATCTGCAGGAGACGGTTCCGAGGGACATGACGAAGAGGAATTGAGAACCCTGCGTGTCGTGTTGCCGCATAACGTCTACAAGATGTGGCTCGAATGGAAGGAAAAATTGTCTTTACATTATGATGAAGAAATTTCTGACGCAAGGGCCGTTGAAATCGCTGTCGTCGAGGCAAACAATTTACCTATTGAAAGTATAATGTAATTCCGAGGTTTCCGAATGGGTGCACCTAAACAGTACAAGTCTGCCGAGGTAATGGAAGCAATTGATGGAAGTGGCGGTATCATGTCTACCGTTGCCAGTAGATTAAAGTGTGATTGGCATACGGCCAAGAAATACACTGAAAAATGGGAGATGACAAAAATCGCATTGGCAAATGAAAAGGAGTTGGTGTTAGACCTTTGTGAAGGTGTCCTTTTACGCTCTATTCGTGGTGGAGATACATCAGATGCGAAATGGTACTTGTCAACGAAAGGCCGATCACGGGGATTTGGTGCCCGGACCACCCTTGACCTCGAGGTTGATGACGTCAAGATTACGGAGATTGAAGTTGACGTTGATCCCAATGAGGAGGATCGACTTTCAAAAATAAGGGAAGAAAATCCCGGTTTGGAGTAATATGTGGCGAGTGGACTATACAGTATCGTCAGGAAGAATGGTCGTGAAGGCAAGGCAAAAACTCATTTTCACAAAGGTCAACGCCGCGCCTATGCTTCAAAGGCTCGTTTTGTTTTTGCCTTAGCCGGAACGCAAGGAGGAAAAACAGAGTTCGCGCCGTGGTGGATGTGGCGTGAAATGAATAATCGGGGTGATGGTGAATATGCGGTTGTTTCACCCTCATTCCCTCTGCAAAATTTAAAGGTCGTTCCAGCCTATGAAGAAGTGTTTTCCCGTGTAATGAAGGTTGGGAAATACTATAAAAGTTCAAAGGTGATGCAAGTCAAGACTAATAAGCTGGATGCCAAAATCTATTTTGGTTCTGCTGATAAGCCGGAGTCTTTGGAATCTTTTACCGCAAAAGGCGCACACCTTGACGAGGTTGGACAAAAGAGCTTTAAATTAGATTCGTGGGAGGCTATACTTCGCCGGTTATCGATCAATCAAGGGCGTGTGCTTGGCACCACTACCTTATACAATCTTGGTTGGTTAAAAAGCGAGGTTTATGATCGATGGCAGGAAGGAGACCCGGATTTTGATGTAATTCAGTTCCCATCCTACTACAATCCAGCCTTCCCAATAAAAGAATATCTTCGGGCCGCACGTACACTTCCACGGTGGAAATTTGACATGTTCTATCGTGGCGTATTTTCACGACCTGCGGGAATGATCTATGATTGCTTTGATACACATCACCAAGTTGATCCGTTCCACATTCCGTCGGATTGGCCGCGTTATATTGGCGTGGACTTTGGAGGTGTTAATACCGCAATCGTTTGGATTGCCGAAGAAAAGATTCGGAATGAACCTTCAAATTTCTATATTTACCGAGAGTATTTGGAGGGCGGTACAACAGCAAAAGGTCACGCCGATAAGGTACGCGCCTTGTCTGTTGGCGAGAACTTGAAAAGATGCGTCGGTGGTGCTTGGTCTGAGGATCAGTGGCGTTCAGAATTCAGAGCGGGAAGTTTGCCGGTTTCGCGTCCACCAATTAATGATGTGGAAGTCGGAATTGATCGTGTTTACGGGCTTCTCAACGAAGATAGGCTGTTTGTTTTTAAGGATGCGTGCAAGTATACGATAAGCCAATTCAACAGTTATGCACGAGAGTTGAACGCCTTAAACGAGCCAACAGAAAAAATCGAGGACAAAAACACATATCACTATCTTGACGCCGTCCGCTATATTTGCTCATGGCTGAACAGACCAATAAAAGCAAGAACCGGAGGAAGTACGGTGGCGCGAAAGTAACCGAAAGGCAAGGACTATGAAAATTTTAAATTATGAGATCACAAAGGCCGGTACTATCAAGGGTCTTCAATCCGATAGCGATAAATTAAAAAGGATTGAAAGCCAATTGGTACGCAAAATGATTGGGCGCAAGATGGGGCAGGTTTCCTATCATAACACCCAAGCGGCAACACCTTTTTTGGGTCAATACTATCCCGGGACGACCAATTTATCACTTTATCGGATTATCCGTGAAATTGTCAGCTTCTTGGATGTGGCGGTTTTAAAGCTCGGATTATATGTTGGCGATTTTGAGGTTTACTCTGATAACGAACGAAGCCAAGATGCGCTGAGGGATTTTAAAGACAATGTCAAAGTCAATTATTTTAGCAGAGGGTTAAAGGAATTCCTTAAACAAATGATTGAGTCAACACTTGCACTTGGAATGGGTATTGGCGAACGTGTGGACAACGGTAGTCTATTTGGGGAAACGCGCCTGTTCAATGGCAATGCGGAATTTCTTCGGTTTATTCCTGACAAGCAAGAAGGTATCGTTCTTGGGTATCAGCCCACAGGCGTATTCCAACCAAAGCCGTTTGAAAACCCTGACAATGTCTATTTTTTGGCATTTGACCAGCGAGACGGAAATCCGTGGGGATATTCCATTTTTAATTCGCTGAACTTTGTTGCCCGAATTTACACACGTTTAAATGAAGCCCTTCATAATCAGGCGTGGAGGATTGGGGATCCAATATATTTTACAATGGTAATGGGTGATAGCGATGACGCGGAACAGGAATTGGCTGAGGATATTAGTAATAATATCAAAGATCAATTTGAAAGCGTAAGTGCCCTGAAAGCGCAAGGCGAAGTTGGCGATATGCATATCTGGGGGCCGTCCGGTTTTGACATTAAGATTAAGATGTTGGGTGCCGATGGTGAGACGCAATTGATGGATTTTGAATTTCCCTCGCGTATGGTTATTGAACAAATGACTGCCAAATTACTTTTGCCGCCGTGGGACTATGGCCTTTATAACTGGAATTCAAACTACAAAATGTCTGACGCCCAACAGGACGCCTTAAAAAGTGTTCTTTGGGGCTATCGTGAGAAAATCAATCCTCACATTGAGGACATAATTAATAAGGAGTCTGTCAAAGCTGGTTTTGTTGGAACGCCTTGGCGTCACGTGTGGAATGATATTGACTTTACGGATCGCGCGGATCGCGCAAAAGCTGCCCACTTGGAAGCGTCAACACAAGAAAAGTTGGTTGGCAATCAACTAACCATTTGGGGGATGGGTATAATTGATGATGAACAATTATATGACAATCTTACTAATATTGGAGTGGTGGATATTGAGGCCAGCAATAAACAAAAAGCCATTGAAAACCTACATATTTACCGTAAATTGCTCCTCTTGCAACCTGCCGGCGACGTCGCATTAGGCAAGACGAGGTTTGAGCTTGTGCGGGCAATTATGAATGACGAGGAGTAGGCCATGAGTTTAAGAGAAGCGAGCATTCGGTACGGTTTGATTCCACCGCCCGACGCGGAACTGGCTTGTGGGTGTGGACAGGATCATTCAAAATTAGGTCATTCCCATTGGGACGAAATGAGCATTGGTCCTTTGATTGGGAAAGTGGATGCTCCAAGTATTACGGAATTAGAATTATCGGCCCGCCCTCACCGGTGGGCTTCTATGCGTAAACTGCAAAGTGACTTCTTTAAAAATAGCATCCAATTGGTCACTGATGCAGAGGAAAACATTTTGGAGGTTCTGGACTTGCCCGATATTGATCGGATAAGACGTGCGGAACTTTTAAATGATACAACAGAGGAAGGGAAAAATTGGGATTATACTTATGATATGAAAGTCAAATATCGTAAGGCTATTGAGGAATGGCAATTCCGTTTTCTCGGTGATCCTGTTTTGCAGAAACAGCCGGATGTTGATTATGAGGACAGTCAAAAACAAGCTGTCTATACCTTCCACATGCTTTCGGCCGTTGGGGTTGGTGCTAAGAATTATAGCCGGATATTCAAAAAGAACCTGCCGAGCGGAATTGATCCCGCCTTAATTGACAACATTCAAATCCTTCCCACATTAGACAATCCATATTTACAAGCCCTCCATCGCAATGGACTTCTTCGCGTCAAAAGAAAATATGCGACAAAGTATTATGATTGGGCGCACCTACAATTGGAGCGCATGGCCTACACTGGAACCAATCCCGTACAAGTTGGTCGATGGATTCATAAAAATGTAGGCGAAGGGCAGGGCTGGTACTGGAACCGCATTACCCGCAGTGAATCAGCTTTGGCAATAAATGTGGTTTATGATCAAATGGCTCGACAGGCGAACGTCCTATATGACATGTGGTCAGCAAGTCCTAATGCCTGCCCTATTTGCGGAATGTTTGATGGAAACATGTGGAAGCAAAGCGAGGCTCCTCAACCTGTTTCGGATAGTCACCCGCATTGCCTTTGCGTTTTGATACCACAGTGGGTAGATAATGGACGAGAAATCCGGCCTCGTTGGGACAGGGAATCACCATACGACCGCCCCTATTCCGGCGAATCAGGGCGCGAGGAACTTCGTAGATTACAAGAATATTTTAATAATTAAGGAGGAAACCGTGAAAGCTGTTGTTGAGCAACAAAGTAAAGAATTCACAATCCAGTGGTTAAAAACCCAAAGACAAAATGCGGAAAGCAAGATAAAGGAACTGGACAATCAAATCGTAGATCAAACGGAGCCGCTTTTTCACTTAAATATCCGAAAACAGTATTTCCAAGAACAGGCCAAAACAGCCCAAAAACTGTTGGCAAGATATGGTTCAGTGGCAGAGGTGCCAAAATGAATAGGCGCGGTTTTTTAGGAATGATTGCCGCTTGTGCAGTCCCTATCTCAAAAAAAGAGCCTACAATGCCAAGTCCCGAAGGCTTTAATATTCCTCCAAATGCCAATCGATTGTGGTATATAACAAATTATGTCACCATACCTAAAACGAAAATTCCTACCTATGGTTTTTCGATTACGGAGGATCAATACTATGCCAACGAACCGTGGTTTCAAGACTGGACAAATAAATGCGTGGACGCCATGCAAGGGAAAGGCACTAAGGCCATAATTGCTTTGACATTAGTTTAAAAAAGTTCTTGCAATTACAAGATTTTATTTGTAAAATCCAAACGTAGGTTAGAGAGGAAAATCCTTCCAACTGCCCCGTTGTTAGCTTCTCACCTTTCTGACCTACATTTTGCGGCCATTCAATTAATTCAATTTATTAATTGGGCGCTGAAAATTACACGAATTACGCAAAGGGCGTGGCCGCCGCCCTTTTTTTAAAAGGAGGAACCGTGAAGGCTGTTTATTTGATTGTCCGAAAAGAGAAACACATCGACGATAAATATTGGCTTTGCAAAGTCAAAAAAGACGCTCTCACCATTGCCGAAGAGGTTGCCGACTTCTGGCTCTCACATTACACCGAAGAAAATAACGAAATCGTCACTGAACCAGTAAGTGATCAAATATTTTATAGAGGCACTGCCAACGAGGGCTTTGAGGTTTTTGTTAAACCAATCAACCTACGTGAAAGTGGGCAGACGGACGAGAAGTATTCTAATTGATTTGGCGCGAGTTCCCGACCAACAGGTCTCCTCTCAAACCTAAATAAAGTTGGTTGGGGCCGCGTCCTAAAATAACGAGGCCAAATATGGCCCTTTATCATATATTCTTTTCATGCTTCACTTCTCCTAACAGATGGGCGGGATGAATTGCATTTTGCAGTCCCGCCCAAATTTGCCAGCGTTGCCAACGTAGCCAAGGCGATGGACTGAAAATCCATTTATGGGAGTGCAATTCTTCCCGCTGGCACATGGTTGCGGGACGCCAAGTGGCCGAGGTTTTTTGCAAACAGATAAACCGTTTTTCCCTCGCCCGCAGCCAGTTTTTTTAGAAAGGAGACGACGTGGAAAAAGAACTGGAATTGGAGTGCCCTCGCTGTTATGCGATGGTGAGCATTAAACATGTCACAGAGGATTATGAGCTTGTTGAATGTCCTCAATGTGGACGTTCTTTTGAAGTCTATAAAGGTAAATTAATTGCACTGGACGAGGAAGAATGAAATTGGATTGGCCTGTCGCTCAATTGGTAGGGCACGTGACTTTGGATCACGATACGGAGGTTCGAATCCTCCCGGGTCAGCGAGGACTTTGTGGATTTGAGTCCGTGGGTATGAAGCCCCTAAACAAGTAATCCACCACGCGGGACGATGAACCGCGAGAACGAGCGGATCGACACTGGCTGAAAGGTAAGACCACGGAGCTTGTGCTGACTGTGGTGAGAATGCCGAATATCCTTTCCCGCTCGTTTTATCTTGGCCCGTAGTTCAGTTGGCAGAACGTCGGACTGTTAATCCGAATGTCGCAGGTTCAAATCCTGCCGGGTCAGCAAAGTAAAAAGGAGGCGATTTGAAAATTATTAGGTCTGGTTCAGGAGCAAAAACACACATCGCAAAGACCGAAGTCAAAGATGATCTCGTCCCGTTATGCAGTTCAAGGGATTATACTTGGATGATATATTACGAAGTTCCGAAAGGGCGTTGCACTTGTCAAAACTGTTTGGACAAGGCGAGAAAGCGAGGATTAAATGTCTGATCAAAAACCAACACCACAAGACAACATGGAACACATTCGTCGACTTCTAAAAAATCGTGCAGACCTTGATTTATGGAAGTTGGATGCCGCTAAACTGGAAGTTCTCACTGAGGTTTTTGCTTTGGTATACTCCAAGCTGGTGAAATACAAAATGCCTGATGCCATGAGTGCCGCATTAATGTTCACTTTCAGTGGGCCAAACTACATGAAGATGGCGGATAAAATCTTTGAGGAGTTTACGAGAAATGTTCAAAAACAAAGGAATTCAGAAGTTAAGAAATAAATATTTGTGGCCGATTGAGCGTCCTGCAGAGGAGGCAACCGGTGTGCATGGATGGCTTAATAAGGAAAACGAACAATGGTTGGAACGGCTTTGTGCCGAGAAAATGGGTCACGTTGAAAGACCTTTTATTTTTTGTGAACTTGGGGTATGGGAAGGGAAAACGGCACTTCATTTATTAAAAAAATTTCCATCCATGTATTACATTGGTATCGATCACTTTAAAGGTAGTCCTGAACACCAAACCAATGCCGAATGGAAAACACATCTCCCAAAATTAAAGGAAAAGGCTTTTGCGCATCTTTGGCCGTGGAAAGATCGCGCCACTTTAATTACCCAAAGCACTAATTGGGGCATCTGTGAAATAGTGCTTGCCGGGATAAAACCTGATATTTTTTACATTGACGCTGGACATGAAACAACGGATGTGATGCAGGATTTTTTGTTCAGCTACAAAGCAAATGAACGAGCTATCGTTTGTGGTGACGATGCCAAGTGGCCGTCCGTGCATAAGGCATTGACTATTTTGGAGCTTAATGGGTACAAGTTTTTAAAAGATGGTAACTTTTGGGTACTTCAAGAATATAGTAAAATTTGAGGAGGCTTTGATGTTTGTTGCAAAATTAATCCCGTTCGTTGTCTTTGTGTTGTTGGCATGGTTAGTTATTAGGTGGGCTAAACATGCTTGGCGCAAAGCCGAGCGGGATTCTTTAATGGAAAAAGTTGAGAATAAAAAACAGGAAATCGAAATAACAGAGGAGGTGGCCGCTAAGACAGAAAAAATAAATGTTTCATCTTTTAAGTCCGCGCGAACAAAGGTTCGCAATTTTTTAAAACTATAGTCATTGGAGGAAACCATGACGCCTAAAAAACTCGCCATTTTGGTGACAACTGTTGTGGCAATTGTTATTATCGCCACATTGAGTTCAAGTATTCTTGAAACCAATGAGTCAGGTTATTTTCAAATCAAACAAGCTGCTATCACTGGTGATATGTCGGTGCGCTTTTCGGAAGGAACCTACTTTCAATGGTTTGGCAAAATCTCGCCTTACAAAAACGTCGCAACCGTTGGGATTGGTAGTGAAAAAGGAGAGGGCAGTGCAGACATTGAAGCCGTTCCGGTTATTTTTAATGATGGCTCCAAAGCTGAAATCTCCGGCCTTGTACGTATCAAATTGCCTAACACCGAGGAAGATGCTTTGCGCCTAAAACAGGAATATAGTGGTGGATTTGAGCACTTTATTCGTTCCGGTGTGGTGCCGATTGTTAATAATGCCGTCAAGCTGTCGGCCAACTTGCGTTCCGCGCAGGATGCCTATACCACTCTCGCTTTGTTCCAACAAGCTGTTGATGATCAATTGCGCAATGGTATCTACATTACAAAGTCCGACAAGGTTGAAATCGAACGGAGCACTGGTGAACGAGAGACCCAACGTGTAACCGTTATTGATTATGATGAAAACGGTCAGCCTATGCGGATGCCAAACAGACTGCAGGAACTTGGCTGTGAAGTCCTTGAATGTGTTATTGACGTGCCTGATTTTGATCCCAAAGTTGAAGAAATGATTGCCGCACGTAAGGACGAGGCAATGAAAACGGAACTGGCAAAACAAGCCGCGCTCCGCGCTCAACAGGATGCCATCACCGCCGAGGAACAAGGAAAAGCCAATGTGGCTACAGCCAAGTATGAAAAAGAAGTTGAAAAGGTTAAAGCTGTCACGGATGCGGAAAAGACCTTTGAGGTTGAAGCTCTTAATGCGAAAAAGGCAATTGAAACAGCCAAGAAAATTCGCGCTGAGGGCGAGGCACAAGCCGCCGCAAACCGCGCCCTTGTCTCTGCTGGATTGACTCCTGAGCAAAAAATGGAAATGCAAATCAAAATCGCAGATGTGGTATCAAAGAATATTGCGAACGCGCCTACTCCGCAGGTTGTTATTGGTGGAGGTGCCGGCGGTGCAACGGACGATCTTATGCAGGTCTTTGGGGCTGAACGCGCCATCGAGCTTGTTAAAAAGTTCGGCGTTGACATAACTGGTAAATAACCATGGCCCCTTCGGGGGCTTTTTTTTTGGAGGTACACATGCAAGACAAAGTCATTGTTGGAACTGGATGGTATGCAGATTCGCTTGGTCATAATAATATGATGGCTTCGCGCGAGCTTTATAAACCAAACTTCTTTGCTCGGTGGTTTCGGAATGTTTACGCTTATTTTAAGCCGTCGGGCGTCATTTGTTATACCTCAAACTGCCCACAGCCAATTGAGGACATTGGTAATCTTTTGAAACGCTTTCCGTGGCCTTATTTTAGCTTTATCAATTCCGCCACACCTAACAAAGATTTACATCATGGGCATGATGGACTTGCCGCAATTATAGCGGGAGCAACGCACGCCTATTTGAACGGATCCCACTTTGTTTACGTTGAACAGGACTGCATGGTTCACAATTTGGACCGGATGATCAAAGAGCAAATTGCCGGACAGGTTATGATTGGATATGGTTATGGTGACAATGCAAGTTTCAAAGAGGGTTGGGCAGAATATTCATTGCTTTGGGTTCACAATAAATTCTTGAAGTTTTTCCTCACCCAAATGGTCAACAAGGCTCCACATACTATCAAGATTCCGTTGCCAGAATATTTGTTGCACGACATTTTCAAAGACTATGTCACACCATTCCGAAACGGACAAGGTCGTCTACGTCCTATTGATTTTGAACAGGATTGGCACTATTCCCAACAGTTAACAGATAAGGAATTGGCAGAATACGAGGACTTGGGGAAGATAACCTGCGAAATGCGGGGACAAGAATATTGGGTGATATAAAGTGTCTTACTTTACTGATAGAAAAAAAGCCCCGAAAGGGGCTTTTTTATTTAATTGGATAGGCTTCGTATTGAAGTTCATGCTCACGTTCATTGTGAAGTGATTTACTTACCAAAACATATTTATTTGAACCTGAATAAATGCTGCCAACGTATCTTTTTACCTCTAAAATAGGCTTACCAAAGGCGGTCTTGGCTGTCGTTGAGAAGCGTCGCAGTTCCCTGATATTGTCAAAATAAAAGAAGCACTTGTCTAAATCAGGGTCATAGTTAAATTGTTTTATGGTAAAAATACTACCATCCAAGACAAAGGTAACGGCTGGTTGAGCCGGACGCGGTTCAGCCCATTCCCACCATACGTCACGCTTCTTTTCCTTTAAAGGCTCGTATGATATTTTGGTAATATCAAAAGGCGGCTTCACGTTTCGTGTGATGATCGTTGTATAGCTTACTCCGTCGCCATCAAATATTTTCATTAATTCTTCTGAGGCAAATAAAGTACCTATTTGGCGTTCGCTCCCATGATTGGAAACGACCTTGATTTCAACCACTTTTTTTTGTCCCATCTTTTTTGATCCTCCGTGGTATACGTTCTACTTTTCTAATCGGCGGCAGTTGATTTTGTTTGCTACCGTCAGGATTTTGTGGAGTACAATTGCCAGCCATGTTACGCCTCCTGCTTTTCTAAGTTGTCTTTTCAATTTACGATGACCGCGCGTTTTGAGTTTTACTCCGATATCATTCATGAACAAATCTCCGGTGAACATCTTCGCCGGACAATATGGCAATAAATAAATCAATTAAAAAAGGAGGGTAGCCCGTTACGGGATCGTCCAATTCCAAATGATTTTTCTTGAAGTGTTCCTCGTTCTTGGTAAAGGTTTCTTCAATCTCCTCGTCGGAGAAGTCCAGTGCTTTTAGACGACCGACAAGTTCGTCCCTAACCGTGACTTTATCCATGTCATGCTCCTTGTAAAATGTCTTGAACAATGCCAATTGAAGTCATGCCTAAATCGGCGCCCTTTTGGTTTAAGGTGTCCACGATTCGCGTGGCGAGTGAACGAGAGTTATCTACTTGCATTTGATTTTGGACTGCAACCTCAATCAGGTGAGTTCTGCTTGTGTAAGTTGGCTCATGCCTTTTAACGTGATCGTCCATCGCCTCCAAAAAGTCCGTGAGGAGCTTTACTCCAATTGGTTTTCGAGGGTTTGAACTATCTTTTTCAGGGCTTCTTTTTGCTTTTGCCATTTGCGGTATACCTCCGAATTTATGATTGAAAACGTTTCCAGTGGCCCCGCGTTTGGGTCACTGTCTATTTTGTAGCATAGTATAGAGAGCGAAATTTCTGCAAAATGATCTAAATCTGCGTGGCGAACATTCCTTTTTTTTTGCAGTTCTCTCGCAATGGTGTTGATTTTAGTAACCGCTAACATTATGAAATTGGTTTCTGCGGTTTTCCAATCTGGCTTAGATAAACTATGTTTGAAAGCGTCAAGACAAAGTTTGTCAATCCTACCGGAACCAACAAAGTTTTTCAATGGGCTTTCCAACTTAGATTCATCAAGGGCGCATTGAACATCAAAAGACAAATTGTCTTTGACTACTTTGTAGGCCGTCATGATTTGCTCCTAAGTTAAAATACCTTCATCCGCAAAGCTGAAATAATTCATCTCTGGATCACCGAGAATGATGTGATCTATTACTTTTATTTGCAAGTATCTTCCAGCCTTGCATAGTCTGTCCGTTACCATCTTATCTTCATTTGATGGGTTTGGATTGCCGCTTGGGTGGTTATGCACAAGCACTACCGCCGTCGCGTTCTGCATTATAGCGATCCTGAAAACATTGCGAGGATCGACCACTGATTCTTGTACGCCTCCAATATGGCATAGATCAAAATAACGTATCCGATTCCGACAGGACACACCTATGACCCAAAAGTGTTCTTTGTTGCGTTCGTACTCGGGTTGGTCGTCAAACCACTTTCTCACGAAGTCAACGACATCGTCTGACTTGTTAACCGCTTCCCTGTTTGATTTAAGTAACATTTTTCTCCTCACCAATTGCTTGTACCGTTAGGAACTGGAACCATGTAATGATCGCCGCAGTCGTCGACAATCCCTTTTAAAATGAGCATTCGCAACAGATAAGACCGTTGCTTCGAAATGGAGTGCTCTCTGTATGGATTGCCGGAATTTAGTCGCGTCAAAGCGATTATCTCCGTGGCACTATGCAAATGGACCTGGCTTTTTAGAACTTTCATTTTCATGTCGTTTGTCCTTTGCTTTAATTAACTTTAAATAAATATATGACGTATATACCTAAATAACAAGAACTTTTTGTAACTACAAAAGAAAATTAATAAAGTGACAGTAGACCCTTAAACGTCAAAACCGCCCTTGTTTCCTTTTGCTGAACAGGCACCATGACAGGAATACACTGTTCTTTGATTGCCGATAAATTGCGAAGTTCCACATTGACGACGTGGTACATTTCTGCTTTTTTCTCAACAATGTTTTTGGCCGCTTTTTTTACGTCCGACGGTTTTACTGGATAATCAGAACCAAAATATGCAGTATATCCTTTGTCAAAAATTGATAAGTTGAGTTCATATTTTATTGCCATAATTTACCTCTCTTTTGAAATGTTAATATTTTCCCATCGACGAATAAAAAGCCCCTTTCGGGGCTATGGTTAGTGGCTTCGTATTTCCCGAATCCGTCTCTCGGATAGTGCTTTTTTGCGACCATATTTGGAAATCATCGCTTTTCGGATTTTCGGTGCGCTCCAATCTTCGGGGAGGGACTTGATCCATTCGATTTGATCATTTGACGCTTTCTGCATTGCATAATTGACAGGGCGTTCAAGATGTCGATAAATCGTTAGAACGTCGGTATGGCATCTCTCTGTTAAAACATCCGAAACCGCCGTTGGACTGCATCCTATTTTTTTAGCGATTTTGGAGTTTGACCAACCCTTGATTTTTGCCCACTCAAAAATGTTGAGGACGTCGTCGTCGGTTAAAACATAGTTTGACTGATTGTGGTGTGCCATATTAGGTCTCCTGTTTTGTGAATGGCTTCTGTTAACTGTCAATGAAATATACGGCGTATATACCTAACCACCAAGAACTATTTTGATTATTCCTCCTCGTCTCCTTCCTCGCTTTGCGCTTGTAAACGTGCAAAGACGTCTCCAACGTCCGGTTCGCAAAATTGCACGTCAAGAATATCTACATTAAAAATCTCTTGTGCGACTTCGCGTTTCAAGTGAAAGACGCGACCGGTTCGATCCGCATCTTTGGCGTCAACAACGTCAACAGTTTTTGTAGGATTTTTGGGTGGGCGAGCCTCTACGAAATGAACAAAGCCTTCATCAATCATTTTTTGATGTTCCTCGCACATGCCCAATCCAGTGATGTTTCGATGATTTAAAGTTTTACACAGCCTACGATCCAATAAAATTCCGGCATCGTATTCTTGTCCGCAGACGATACAGATTTTAACATCCAAACCAACATAACTTTTCTCATTCACCGTTTGTCTCCTCAATTTGGTTTAGTTCTTTCCATTGCGCCTCAAATTCCTCACCTTTGCCTTTGACATTCTCTTCATAATAGTGTTGAAGGCAATAACCGTCCAACCAGACAGCATTTTCGCATCTTGTCTGATGGCCGCCGTTTTCGGGCCAAAGAAATTGTCGACATCTTTTTGGTATATCTACCATCTATTTACTCTCCAAAATAAAGTTCTACTTCACTAAACTCGGGAAACAATTCAACGGCACCATTTGAAACAATTAGCCGCTCCGTTTCCCAATTGATCATTTTAACAAAGCACGAGCCCGGGTCAGGATCACGCTTTATGAATTTGACTGTGAGCGGATAGACTGTCCGCAAAAGTTTTCGATGCCGTTCCACCTCCTTTTCCAGTTTTTGCATTTTACCCTTCAACCGCTCCAATTGAAATAGTGGAGTGGCAAGACGTTTTTCTTCCCAAAGTTTCTCCCGCTTTATGCGGCGAGCTTCTACGTTCTCGGGATGGTGCTGATGACAAAAGCCATCTTTCCATACCGTGCGGCGACACCGATGCCGGTGCCAGCCGCCCGAATCCAAAACCATTGCTCCGCAACGATCTTTCATTGTATGCTCCTTTCCGTTAAAATTACATTGCCTTAATATTGTCTTTGTAGTGAACTTGGAGGCCAGAATAAAGTGACTCCAACGCGGTTAAAACTTTTGCAGTATACGACAAACCACGTTCGAGCGAGCTTTGTGCGGACTTGCCTGACCACCAACTGACTTTAATACAACGGACGCCATTCATTTTGAAATCAATTCTCATTTCGGCGACATGTGGGAAGTCAACGAAAAACTCACCGTTTTCGGAAAAATCAAATCTATAATCTTCATCAACCTTAAAACCGTTGATTGCCAATCCGTTCAGGATCATTGCCTTTGCCACTCTATCTTTTGCTTTCATTTCAGTCTCCTTGAAAAAAGCGGCCCCTTGTCGGGACCGGTTAAAATTAGTTTAAAGTATCAAGTAAAACGATTCGGCTTGATTCTTCCAAAAGCTCTTGGCAAATATCAATAGTGGCTTCTTTTTCGATTTCGTAAAGGGCATCTTCAACTTGATTGTTTGACGTTGAACGTCTCATGCTGTTGTGAATGATCAGTGCCAAGTCGTTTACGAGAAACGAAAAATCAGTGTATTGATCGGAACTTACCTTTGTCAACAAAGGGCCGACGATTCTTAATTTGATGCGCGTCTCCATTTCAGCTTTTAATGAGTAAATGGTGTTGGACTGTTTTTCGTTCCAAATGTCTTCGGGGTATTTTTTAAAGTTCTCAATTTCAGCTTCTCTGTTAGCTTTAAGGTTTTCATTGATTTTTGCGAACTTTTTTTCGATTTGTTGTTGGACGTTGGCTTTCATTTCTTGTCTCCTCGTTTTGTGTTTTTGTTAACTGTTTCAACTAATTAAATATACGGTGTATATACTTAAAAAGCAAGAACTTTTTTAGTAATTTTTAAAAAAAATTAAAAAACACAAAAAACACCAAAATCAACGCCCGACGATACTACCATAAAAATCAGGTCTTATTTTGACTGCATATAAAACCAGAGTTTTCTAAGACAGGAAAATCATGAGTTTGTAAAAGGATTTTGAATATGGGTAATTTTTGGCGATATTTACCCATATCAGTGCCCGACTGAGTAAAAAAAAGAGGAAACTTGCCCAATGGAACAAACAAATATGGATTCTTTCATTTGTGCCTCGTGCAAAAAAGAAGTTCACGTCCAAGCCAATAATTACCAAACCTATGCCGCCCGTGGTTTTTACTGTAATGATTGCTATGCCATCTTTGCCAACAAATTATACGAAGTCAACATCCCCGGTGCCGTAACAATTTTCTCGCCTGCCTCGGCTCTCGGAGACCGTGTCATTTACACGGCAATTCACGACGCCTACATGGTAGACAATCCCGATGAAAATGTTTTGTGGTTGGAAATGCCACAGGCAATGGACGTGGCAGAGATTGCTCGGCAAACAAATGCCAAAAAAATATTTTGGGCCGACGTCACGAATTTTGCTCCCATTCCTAAAAACCTTGACATCGTGCAATTTAGCATAATTCGGGAGGCACGAAACCTCGGCAAACTTCGTGGCATATTTCCGAAGGTTGAAAATCGTGCCGACCTTGATTTTGAGGTGCCTAAAAAATCGGTGATGCTTCACGCGAGGCATTGCGCCAAACTGGACTGGAAGAATATGCACCATGGGGAATTCATTTCGATTTTGAACCTTTTGAAAGGCTTCACCGTTTACATAGTTGGCAATGATGAGAAGTATGGATTTGAGGATGAGATTAAAGACCCACAAATCGTCGACCTCCGGAAAAAACTAACCATCGATCAAATATGCACTTTGGCTGAAAATGTTGATGCCTGCCTCGGAGTGGATTCTGGAATTCAACATCTCGCCGGAGCCGCAAATGGCAAGGTCATTGCATACAAATATAAGAACGAACATTGGATGCCAATTGTGGCCGATCCTCAAATGGCACAAGCCTTTGGAGATAAAGCCGTGGACTTTTACAATTTTTTAGTCGCCACAAAAAAGACCTTGCATTTATTATAGATTGTGGCGTTATTTAGACGTCTGACTTAAAGGAGAACTATTTATGCCAATGAAAGAGTGTAAAATTTGCGGGGCTTTAAAGTCTTGGCAAAAATCCGATCCTGAACCTCCCTGTGGTAAGTGCCATGATAAACCCGTGAAAAAGGAAACCAAAAATCCCCTTGAAAAAGAGGGCGCGGGTAACTTTGGCGACACGGGATATTCTACCAAGGCCAGTATGACAGTCGAGGGCAATGTCAAGAATGACGACAAATCGTCAACCACAACCAAGCGGTCTTAGTGCCAAAGAGGTTTATGAGTTACTGGTAGAATCTATTGCTCGCGGCGTTGATTATAAATTGGAGATACGACACGCCGGGACAAGGGAAGATGAATTTTATGTTTTTGTGATCCATAAAAATGTAGCAAAGTCAAAATCAATTTAGCTTAAATAGGTAACCTTGCAAAGATAGGGCTTATTTATCCTTCACCGGATAAGTAGGCCCTTTTTTTTTGGTATGGAACGAATAGAACAAAATCGACGAAATTTTAAACTAAGAGCGGACGTGCCCAATTTTGAACTGCATGGCATAAAGTGCATTGATGGCGTCGTCAAGTTTCCAAGTTCCTACCGCGAAAATATCCTCAAAGGATATATGGTATTTGATTCCTTTGAGCAATGTGAAACGTGGTTAAAGAATTTCAAGGAGAAAGATATGCAGTTTACACCGGGCGCAAAGATGACCAAATCTTATTTGCAGGTCGAATCAAAAAGCGTAGAAATCAGCGATGCCGAATTTGACAAGATGTCCAAATATATGTTGACGCCGGAAAAGTTTTCTCCGACGGACTTTGTCGCTTTTAAGGCAAATCTGGCGAATAATATTGTGGACAGAGATGGTGATCGCTTCCAATTGGACGTCCTTAAATCCTTCAATAAAAGCATCGTCGGAAAATCAAAGCTCACTGGACATGACTGGTGGGGCGTTGGCGAAGGTCGCGTTTATGATAGTGACATCATTAAGTATACCGACGTTGATGAATTCCTCAAAACCGTCGGTTTCACTCCTCACCGAAAAATCGTAAACCACCTCGAAGAAATCCTTGAAATGGAAAAAGTCCTCGCGTGGCTTCAACCCAAATATTATATGCACATCGTTGATCAGGATCAAATTACCAGAATTGGGGCGGGCGTTATTGGCGATGTTAGTATTGGCTTCCGTGCCGCTAACCGTGAAAAAATCACGGATGAAGATGGCAACCTTAAATATTTCGAATTTCAAAATACAAAGGAACACGAGAGCGAGGCATTAGAAATGTCTCATGTTTACCTCGGTGCTCAGTATGGCGCACAAGGAGCAAAGTATTTCCAAGGTGCAAACTTTGAAGATACCATTCCCGCTGCCGGCGACACTGAATGGGATGAAAAATATGTCTCCTCTTTGAACAATGAATGTTTCGCCTATTTTGGGCAGGACTTGGCAGGAAAGAAAAACCATGCGTTAGACGCTGTCAGATTATTGCCGCACCATCGAAAAGGTGCGAAAGGCACGTTGGATGACGTAGATATTCCGCGCTTAAAAGCCGCGTTGGTTGAATGTTTTGCAAAGGTTTCTGATACCGATTTGGACGATACAGATAGATACCGCTATTCTGAGGCATTAAAGCATCTCCAAGCTCATGCCAAAGAATTAAACCTTCCAACAAATTACGGAGAAAAGACAATGCCTTTTACTCTCAAAATGTTTGGGGATGAACGCAAGTTCGATCTAAAATCTCCCGAAGATATTGAAGCCTTTGTAAAGGACATGGACTCCAAGTTTGATGAATTGAACACTGGTTTAACCGATGCCAAACAGGCAGTCGCGGACGTGAAAGCCGCCCTCGATTTAGGCGAAGATGATGATTTCGATTTTGATGCCATCAAGGCCCTAAAAGGTGATTCCGAAGCCCGTGTGAAATACCATGATGACTTGGTCCAGTCTATTGCGGCACTGGCATTCAACACCGGCCAAAAAGAGTTTGATGAATTGGAGGAATACAAAGGTTCCTTGAAGGAGAAATCTTTTGACGACCTCGTTGCTGAACGTAAGTCGCTCCGCGACCAATACGCCAAGGACAACAAGGGCGACCGCCAGATTGATCCTGAAACTCCTAAAAATCCCGGTGACGAGAACAATTCAGGCAATGTGAGTGTCACATCTGCACGCCCGAACAGTTCCTTCCAGCGAGTTTGGTAAGCTGGATCCCTTAATTCACTGAACGGTCATTATTTAAAAAGGAAAAATCATGGCTATTTTAACCGCAGGTGGTGGTGATCGCGGACTTCAACTCAATGTGAGCTTCACTCCCGATGCCACCCTAAAAGCCGAAATTGACGCTCTTGTTGCCGCCGGTACGAAAGTGATCGGCAAGGTAATCAAGATCACCACTGGTGCCAATTATGAATGTACGTCCCCTGCGGACGGCGAGGTTGCACATGGTCGAATCATTGACTATCGCCCAACCACAACGTCTTACCGCTTGACTGTGGAATTGTGGTTCTACACCAACGGCGCAGGAACCGTTCTGCCAGTGACCCGCATCGTCAATGCTGAATATGAAACCGAACCGAGCTTGGGTGAAACTGTCCTTGTGGATGGCTCCACCTATCGACCGCTGAAAGGCGACGCCTCCGGTGGTGTTGGTTTTGTTATCGGTGTGGACACGCCGGGAACGGGTCGATTTGACTTCTTGATGTAACCTTATAGGTTACACCTTTTTGTCAATTCAAAATTTATAACTGAAAAAAACTCACAAGGAGTGAAAATGTATATTCTTCAAAAACGCGAAGACCCTCTGGCCGATAAGGGTTTTTGGCTGAATAGCTCGAAAAGCCCCTTGAACTGGAATGGCTTAGAAGTTGGTATGTATGACCAAAGTGCATACGATGGCAAGTCCTTCGGCATGCTGCTCGAAGAAGTTAAATCCTTAAAGTTGGGCACTGAATCTCCCTATATCGGAATGACTCCAACAGAGGTTTTCTTTGAGAAGCGCCGTTTGGCAAAAGCCGGTCAGCCGGTTCCGTTCACTGCCGTTGAGGATTGCCTCAAACAGGCAGGTATCGCGGCTTACGGCCAACGAACGGACTATGTCCGCAAGTTCTATGAAGTCTCTGGCCTTGACGTCATTTTCCCTGAATGGATGTCAGGTACAGTCCACGCCGGTATGCTCTTGGATTCGTTGGTTACGGATTTCACGATGGGGCAAACCGTTATTGATGCCTATACTTATCAAAAGGTTTACCTCGAGGACACGGAAAATGACCGTGATCTTGGAATCGTAAACCCGGGCGAGGATATGGGCGAAACCAAGATTGTTGTTGGTAAACAAACGGTCTATCTGACCAAGTTTGGCCGCTACATTACTATGACGTATGAAGCAATGGCTCAACAACGATTGAACGTTTTTGCTACCGCCCTCACCCGTATTGGCCGCCAAATTGATATTCGTCGCACCGACCGTATGTTCTATACCTTGCTGAATGGTGATGGTAATAGCAACACGCCGGGAACTACCGTTGAAACTGCATCCTCTGGCACCATTGCCGTTGCCGATATTATCAAATGGTGGACAGGCGCACCGTCGCCCTATAAATTGTCTGTATTCGCTGGCCGAAAAGCCTTGCTCCAAGAATACCTGACAACTATTGCTGGCATGAATAATCCGGGCAACCAATTCGCGGCTACTGGCCTTGATCCGGTTCCGTGGCGTGAATGGGATCGTGACGCCATCACCACGGACTTGTTCATTGGTGTTGACAAACGATATGCCATTGAACACATTACCAATGGCACGGTAACAACCGAAGCCGAAAAGCTGATCCGCAAACAGGTCGAAGGTACGGCTATCAGCCACCGTGACGCATTCTCTATCTTTGATAAGAATGCCGTTGTCTTGTTTGACGAGACGCATAGTTAATAGAAATCCTCCATTTTAGAGGTTAGCGGGAAATCCCGTGGAAATAAGAATTAAAACAGGAGCAAAGAATTATGTGGGTTAAATCTGATCGCGTTCTGCACTTGCGGAATCCGTACACCGATTTCAATGCGGATTTTGATTCGCGCATGGTTAAGGAGGGGATCCCTTTGGAAGTCCCTGACGATGACTTTTTCGCGGAACATATCAAGACCCGTGAAAACGGTAAACCGTTGACGGTGGTTCCTGAAACCAAAGCTAAAAAACTCTCCGATGATTTTTGGGCTACGGTGGAAAAGGAAGCCGAAGCTATTAAGGTACAGAAAACCGATTTAATGAATTCGGGTACTGTTGTTGGCTTCCAAGAAGGAAAAGATATGGTCGTGCCCAAAGTGGAACGTCCTTCTACCCCGCCGGAGCCGGTTGAGGAAGAAGAAACCAAAAAAGGTAACAAATAATGCCCTACCGGATTAATGGTGATGAAGTACGAGCAAGGCTTCGGGTGTTTACGGAGGCCGATATTTCGGACACCCAACTGGCAACCGACGCCTTTATCCCTGCCTCCGAGGCATGGCTTGACCTGACCTTGGACAAAAAGGGAAAGGAGTGGGATGATTTTTCTTCCACTCAACAAGTCCTCCTTAAAACGTGCCAAGTCCTGCGGTGTTGTATTTCCGTGGTGAACAGCGCACCAGAGGAACAGTACAAGAACTCTCTGCAGGATTTTAAAGGCACTCCGGCCGATTGGAAGGAGCAAACCATAGGAGCCTACGAGAGGGAAATCGCTGAAAATATCCGGCTTTGTGGCCTTAATACAAGGCGTTCAGGCGGTGGTTATTCTGGTGGGAGTGACTACCTTCCCACCGGCACCGTCAGCGTTTATGAATAATGGCAAATCAGAGATTCGTTAGAAATTGCGCTCGTTATGGAGCCGAAGCTACCTTGACCCAAATTACGGGTGGCGATGATTGTCCGTGCCGCTTGACGTATGATGGAGAAAATCCAACATATTCAAAAGAATGGCATGACAATAATCCATCGATTGAGGATTGTCTTGGAACCTTGAAAATTAATCGTGAAACCACAGAGACGAATGTCAAGTTTTTTGTAACCGATATCCGTTTGAGTGAAACGACACAAGCCTTGCAAAAGGAAATCAAGGAAACCATTGGCAATATTCTTAGGGATGATTTGGCGGTAACAGGAACGGTGAATGTTGACGAAATGATTTTCGTCGACCTCTCTGATGCCGATGAAAAAGATACCTATGTTACAGTAAATTCCAAGATATATCGGATAAAGGCAATTTTTGAACTGAGAACACGAGACCTTGATGGTCAGCTTCTCATTTTGCGAAGGGATCAATGATGCCAAGTTTAGGCAATAAATCAGGATTCGATTCCTATAATTTCCAAAAAAAAGTCTCCAAATTGATCAAGGAGCTTGGACCTGAAATTGCCGTGTCCGTTGCTTGGGGATCAACTGAGCTTAGGAATGCAGTTAATAAAAACCTAAACGGGACGGAATACTTCCCGGGTAAACTGCCTGTTCGCGCAATCAGCCACACATTGCGTCGCGCTTATCGGGTAAAGAAAATCAATCCCTATGCCATGTACCATTTCATAGATCAGGATGTTGCTGACTATGCAAAGTGGGTTCATTATGGCACAAAGCGAATGGCACCTCGCCCGTTTTTTAGTGCGGCGGTAAATGAACGTGGGCCGGCGATTGCGAACTACTGGAACAGGCAAATCAAAAAGAAAATGCGCTCCATAGGGCTAAGTTAATTATGGATTCATTAAGAAAAATTTCTCACTTGAAGAAAAATTTCTATGCGGCGCTCAAAGAGTTGACACAGAATACATCGCCGTGGGATAGGTGGAAAGTTATTATGGCCTATCCTGATGCATCGGTTTTAGACGGCCTTGAAAAGTTATTGGTGTATATCCAACAGCCAGTCCACATGAACGTCCAGCTTCAACAGGGCGGGGGATTAGGTCTTGGGCATTACCAAATAATCATTGGAGGCTGGTGTGACCGTGTAAATGGCGGGCAAGAAGAAATAGATATTTTCGCAAGCGTTCTTTTGGAATGGTTTTTAAATCCAGAGAAATGGGCACAAGTCACCTATGATGTTTCCACGGATCAGGATTATACGGACACCACTTTGTTTGAACAAGGCATTATGATTGACAGCATTGTTGGGCCAAATACCATCATCCAGAACGTGAGCGACAATGAATTTCGATATGAATTCACGATTAATTTTAGGAGTTAAATCATGGCTTTCAATAAATGGAATGGGGCACCGACCCCTGATAAGATCGTTTTTGGTAAGTACAATTATCATCGCATGTGGATTTTGAATCCTGCCGCCGCAGCCGCTCCGTTAACTCCGGTCGAGGTTTTGGGTGTGCAGAACATCAATTCTGGCCCGATGACTCCCGGTACAACCAAGAACTTCATGCAACAAAGCGGTGGTGATGAAAAATATGTTTACCGTTCGGATTATGAATTCGAAATTACGGTCAACATGTTATCTGGCGATGTTCCAACGTTTATTGCGAATCTTTATTCGCGTACACTTGGAGCCACTGATGGTTATGCGTTGCCAATGCGGGCACATGCCTACCCGTTAATCATTTGGGAAGCTGTCTGTCGTATGCCCGACGGCACTCATTTGTTCTCGGAAGTTTGGCAAGATCTGATCCTGTCCTCTTGGACGGTATCGCAACCGATGGAAGATGGTACGACCGACATCACTTTCTTTGGTCATCACGATTCGTTTTTGCTTTATAAAAACGCCCAAATCGTTGTGGATCAATTTGACGGCGATGACAGCACGACCAATTTCACATTGAGTTCTTCTCCGTTGAAATGTTTGGATGCCTCTGATTTGCAACACGAGGATTGGACGCTTGATAATCTGATTTACGTCAAGGAAAAAACCTCATCGCAAAATACTGGCGTTCGCATTCTTAGTGGTGCGTCTTTGACCGGTACTGACTTGGATGTTTCTGGTTATGGAACGCCCGCCACGGGTTCAATTATCACTGCCGCCTACATTGCCGCAGTCGCATAAGGGTAATATGGTGGAAGATAAAACAGTGCAGAATTTCGTAACCGCTAATCTTTTTATAGGTTCAGCCATTACATGCGAAACGGGTATCTACCCCTCGCGGTATGTGGTTACGGGAAATAAGAAAGGCGATAACTTTAAAGTCGTCATGATGTGGGATGAAATCCCCTTTGAAATTAAGAAAAAGCTGGACAGGCGGGAATTGCTCGTCTGTCCACGCAAGTTAGAAAGCGTTTTCTTGCGAATCAAACACAACGTTTTGAACGCAAGTGACAAAATGAAGAATGGAGATTTAAATGTCGAAGAAAGCAATTGACCTTCTACGAGGATCAAATCGATACAAAATAATCCGAGAGGATGTTGACATTCCTTTGGATGATGATAAGGTGATTGAGGCTTATTTTGCGGCACCTGATATTTGGTCTATCAAGGAAGAACAAGAATTGGTTTATGCGGTAAAGCTCAAAGTCGCAGAAAGACGTGGCTTGGCAAAAGAAAAAATTGATGAAGCTGATTTTCAGGCTGAGTTAGATCAAATCGATGACTCCACGCCAGAAGGTCAAAAGGCGCGCAAATATGTTGCAAGTCAACGCCCGTTAAATTTGGCGCAACAAACCGCGCAAAAGATGACCAAGTTTGCCACAATCCGAAATATTCTACCCAAATTTTTATATGACAGGAAAACCGGAGAACGTCTATTTCCGGACGAGGACGATCAAGCTGCCTTTACGGAAATTGTTGCTCAAAACATGGAGCTTTTTACCTTGCTGGCGAATGCCTATACGCGCCTATCAACCAAGGTTTCAGCTGATAAGGAACTGGTAAAAAACTCGACGACTCCCACGAATTCACCGAGTGGGAGCTAAGGAAACAAATATACCAAAAGTTCCGCTATGTATCGCCAATTGACGACCAATTAACGGACGACTTAGACAATCCATATCGTAGAGCGTTCCTCCTTGCCGCTGCAGGATCGACCAAAAACGATACGGATAGGATAATCGAATTTCTTGACGAGATCGCCTATATACTACAAATTGGCTTCCGCTTTAAGAAGCCACAACACTTACTGAAAAAGCAGAACGAGCGGCCCAAAAATGTAAGGTATCATCGCGTACCGATTGACGGTGAATGGGTTACAGTGAAAGCGAGTTTTTAAATGCCTTTTTCAGGATTAGGTAGTGGTAGTAATTTAGGCGGTTTCGACATTGCCGGATATATTGGCATCGTCGGTCTCTCCAAATTTAACCAAGATTTAAATAAAGCGACAACCAATGCTGACAAAGCCGCGAAAGCAATGAACAGAGGTTTGAACGTTGCTATCGCGGCTGGTGCGGCCGCCTTTGCTCTTGCCATAAAATCTGCGGCTGACTTTGAGGCAAAGATGGGTAATATCCATACCTTGCTTGGCCCCGGAGAAGAAGCCCAGAGAAATATTGAGAGCATGGGTGATGCCATAGTTGAAATGAGCACTAAATTTCCGGCGTCCGCTCAATCTCTTTCTGAGGCAATGTACCAGATTGTCTCGGCAACAGTGCCACCGGCTGAGGCAATGGGTGTCTTGGAGGAATCGGTGAAGGGTGCCGTGGCCGGTGTTGCTTCCACGGAAGAAACGTTTAATTTATTTTCCGCAACCGTCAAGGGCTATGGAATGGAGTGGGCAGAGGTTGGGCGAATTTCTGATATTGTATTCCAAACCATCAAACTTGGACAAACCACTATGGGTGAATTGGCTACCTCGATGCAGGGAGCCATTCCACTTGCCTCAACATTAGGAATCAAATTCGAAGAAATTGCAGGAGCCACGGCTACCCTTACGGGCGTAACGGGTTCCACAAGCGAGGTGATGACACAGATTGAATCAATTATGACCGCGCTGATTAAACAATCAACTGGTATGAAGGGAGCTTTCGAAGCTCTCGGCGTTTCGTCTGGTCAAGAATTGATTTCAAAATTTGAAGGACTTCAAGGTGCATTAGGTGCCTTGAAAGGCTATACGGACGAATACAATTTGTCAATCGGTAAGGTTCTTGGCCGTAAAGAAGCCCTCGTCGCATACTATGCCTTAACAGGCGCACAAGCTCAAAATTTTGCAGATAAAACCAAAGCGATGTTTAATGCTGTTGGTGCCGCGCAGGACGCCTACCTTATTAAAATGGACGAATTTGGGAACCAAGCAACACTTTTGAAAAACACGGTCAGTGCCGCATTTATTGAACTTGGCAATAAGATGTTACCGGCTTTGACTGCATTCTTTTCAGCATTAAACAGCAATTCAGGCGCAATCATGGCGTTCGTGAAATCCCTTGCAGAGGTTGCAATGGGGCTTGGCGCAATTGCGGCTGGCTATAAAATTGTTGGTTTTATCAAGGCACTTCCCGCATTATGGGCGGCAGTGACCGCCGCGCTTGGACCGGTTGGCGTTGCAATTCTCGCAATAACTGCGGCCTACATTGCTTTGAAAACCGCCATTGGTTACGTAAATGGAAAATTGGATGAAGCCCATAAAGCCAGACTCCTTGCCATTGACTCCATGTCAACGGAATTAGAAAAGGTTAAAGCCCTCGAAACACGTTACAATGATTTGAAGGATAAAGAAAGTCTTACAAAGGATGAGCAAAAGGAACTTGATACCGTCACCAAAAACCTTTATGAAAAATATAGGGAACTTGGAACGCATGTGTCAACAACAGATCGATCTTTTGGAGATTTACTGGATCACTTGACCTCGCAAAAAATGAAAGAAGCCAATGCCGCCATTGATGAAGCCGGAACCAAGATAGGTGTTATGGCCGGTTTGATGGCACAAGGTGGAGCCGTTGGCGCTCTCGCCGGTGTCGTTGATGGTTTATTTCATGTAACGAAACGAGCTGGTGAACAAATTGAAATGGCTAATCAAGAAATCGCTGAATTAAACGCCGTGTCAGAAAGTGCCGAAGGAAGCGTTGATGGTTTGGGTGGTGAGTTGAGCGAGGCAGACAAAGCGGCATTGGCGGCAGCAGAAGCTCACAAACGGCTCACGGAAGCGGGCATCGAAACCACTGCTGAAATCAAAAATCAAATTGCGGCATGGGAAGCCCTTAAAGCGGACGCCGGCAGTGATCAGTTTGCCTTAAAACAAATCGAATCCAAAATTAAAGACCTCAATGATAAGCTCGGTACAATGCCCTCAATCAGTGAGGCATTTGGAGAAATTGATACCGGCGGTGTTGTCAGTGCCGTTGATGAATTGACGCCTCGTTTTAAATCACTGAGCGACGTTGCCAATGACATGTATTGGAATGTCCGCTCCGCGAATCCAGAATTTGAAGAATTTGCAAATAAGCAAGAGGCTTTGAAAGCCGCCTATGACACGATTAGAAATCCACAGCAAATCCAAATTGACCAGTGGAAAGCACTTTTAGACAGTGGTGAATTGCTCCCGGGAGAAGTTCTCGCCATTGAAGAAGCTCTTGACAAAACAGAGGGCACGACCGAAAAAGGCAACAAGGAATGGGCATCATATCTTGGTTACATGAATGATTTAATTAACCGGATGCCCGGAGTCAGTGATCAATTCAAGGGCTTTGCAACATTGGCAACCACCGCCTTGACACAACTATTGTCAGGTGGGCTTGATCCCGTGTCACTTGGCTTTTCCGCGTTGAATTTAATCATTGGAGACTTTACACGCGAACACCCGCCGTTCCGTAGAAGCGTTGAAGAAATTTCGGATATATTTGAAAAGTGGGGAACCAACATTGAGGACGTCAAATTGACCCTCGACGAATTGACGGAAAAAATACAATCCTCAACGTTGGAGGCTTTGAAGGAAAAGTTCGCAGAATTAGAAGAAACTATCGCGACAACGAATAGTAATATTGCCAACCTCGGAACCATGATGCAGGCAAATTATGAAACCTTTGTCGCCCAACTTCAATTTGAGAATCTAACCTTTGCGTTCACGTTCACTGCAAATTATGAGGACGTCACGGAAGGAATTGAATTCCTCTCATCCGAACGAAAACGGATGCAAGACCTATTCGGGGATAGTTTTAATTTTAGCGGATTTGACCAGCTTCTCATGGATCAAATTGAAGCGTCAAAACAACTGTTGAACACGTTGGATCCCACGAGTGAGGCATATCGGCTTTTGTCAGAACAGATTAACAATGCCGAACTCGCTTTGGAGGGCATTTATCCAGAGGTTATTAGTTTTAATGATGCTATCGTAGAATCCATTGACTATGTAAATGCCATGAGCGCAGGCGTTTCACAATTAACAGCCGCGTTTTTAGGTGATATCCATAAGTATTTCGCTGAATTTTACAAGTTCAACAATGATGGGATCGCCTTAATTGAATCCCTTGAAGAAGCCATTTATTTTGGTATCGATCCGCAGGATGCCCCTTTACTGTCAAAGCAAATTGAAAAATTGATTGCGGATTGGGAAGCCTACATTGAAACACTTGATCCCAATTCTCAGGCGTACGCCGACGCCCTCGCAGGATTGGATGATTTGCGAGACAAGTTTGAAAACTGGTTAAATCCAGCCGTGGAAGATGCCATTGATTCCGGCGAGGATTTAGTGGACACTTACGGCAATGTTGGAGACGCAATTGATACCCTCGGTGATAGTAATGACGTTGGTGGTGTCTTTGATGCTCTCGCTGATAAAATGGCTTTGTTCAAAGAATATGGTATTCAAACCAGAGGTGAATTAATTGAACAAATCCGTGAAATGGAGCGGTTGGTTGGCTACCTACGGGAAGGCACCGACGACTATAATAAATTTACCTATGAACTCGGATTACTTTATGAGCAATTAGGCGTCACGAATCCTTACTTGGGTGAAGCCGCACATCTCCAATACCAATTGGCGAACGCAGGAATCGAAACAACAGATTCCGTTCAAGCTCAAATAGACCAATATGAAGCACTCCTCCCACTGTTAGAGGAAGGCTCGTACGAATATCAGCAAGTCATTGACAAGCTCGGCCCACTATATGACAAACTTGGTTTAGTCAACCCCTATCTCCATGAACAGGCAGAGGGATTCCTTGCCGTCGAGGACGGTATTACCAAATTAAATATTCAACTGGATGATTATCTCGGAATTATGTTTGGGCAATTTGACGAGATGATGAAGATGTTGGGTAGCTTTGGCGAGGAAGGTTTTGAAGCAAATGGAGAGCTTTTCCAACTCCTTGATCGTTTGCAGAATTTCAATATTGATTTTGAGGACACGAATGTTGACGAACAAATCCTGATGTGGATTGCCCGAATGGAAGAATATCTTGCCACTCTCGATCCAGATTCCCAAGCATGGAAAGACGCGACATGGGCATTGGCTGAGTTGAAACTGCGATTTGAAGAAATGGGTGGCTCTATGGATGACTTGCCTGATGATTGGCGTGACCAATTTGATTTTGGTGATGAAGATGTGGCACCGTGGGGTAAATTAGATGAGACGATGGGCAAGTTGAATGACACCATCGCCCTGTTGGTCGAAACGCTTGGAGGTATCCCCGACGAATTAGAGGATGCCAACGATGAGTTGGATAAAACAAAAGATAAGATGGCGCTCATTGTAGATGAGGCATTGAAAATGCCTAACTTTGGTGACCCCGGTCCTTTTGACCCACCTCCAACAAAACATTTGGGCGGTATGATTACCACGGCACATACCGGACTATATAATCATGGTGATGAAACTTTGATCAAGGCCCTTAGAGGCGAGATGGTTATTCAACGTCCGGTTGTGGACAAGTACGGCGCACAAGCAATGATTGAATTTAATAGAACAGGAGATGCCTCAAAATTGATGCCACCGGCTCCGTCGGTAAAACCTGTTGAAGTCCATGTTCATGCACACGAAGCAACGCCGGAGACGTGGTTCGAAGTTACCCAAAAACAAGTCTATCCAAATATCAGGCAATCACAGAGATACTATGAAACAGGAGTAAATCCTTACAATGGTAAACGCTCTTAAAATAGTTCAGGATTCAACAACCATTTATTTCTATGCCGACGAGGTTATCAATCTGCCGGAGGAGCCTACCGGAGATGTAGTTATCAGTCGCGCCCAATCGGGAAAGGCATTTGTCAATGTGTTGACGTCAAATTTTTTGGAATTCAATATCTCAATCCGTCACTATCGAGGAACGACTTTGGAGAGGATTCGGCAATTGCGAGCCTTGAAGGGTGAATTTACGCTTTATCCTTATTTGGTTTACTCCTCTGCCATTTCGGTTAAAGCGATAATGATTCCGAAAACCATAACCGAAATCCGCACCTTTGGCGAATTGGAAGCCAATGTTGTGACTTCATTATTCTTAAAGGAAAGTTCAAAATAGATGCCTTGGTATAAAAACAACATACCCACAGAATGGGAAACGGCACTGGAAAGGCGTTCAGGTTCAAAGTTTACCACGGAAATTATTTATGATCCTCCGGGTGCCAACGTAACCTTTTCAGGCAAATATGATTTAATTGACGCCTCGCCTGTTGAGCAAATCAAAGACCTTGATCCTGAACTGGCTTTGCGACCCGTTGTAAAATCTGTCCGACTGACTTTAAATGATCCTGATCAATACCTTGATCCTGAAAATTCCTCTGGATTATTTTACAACGAATCTCCGGTCGGGAAAGATATTTTGGTCAACATAGATTGCAATGAAAGTGGCTCCTCAAAAATTATGAACATTTTTACGGGGCGAATTGATGTCGAACCGGAGGCTGGAAAAGGTGTTTGTTCCATAATTTGTTCACCACGTCGTCGATATGTTTTGCAACAAAAGTTGGTTGGAGCGGATAGTGACTCCGATACCAAGTTAAAGATGATGAACAATGTTGGCGGCTTGGTTGATAGCGTTTCCTACAATACCAATTGGAACAATCCTCCATTTGAATTTAGCTTGGCCGATGGATCACTCCCTACTGGATTAACTTTAAATTCCGACGGCACCGTTGATGGTACGCCTACCGTTGAAGGTGAGGTTACTTTTACCGTGGAGGCACGAAACAGCGAAGGCGTCACACGGCAATTGGATTGTCGTATTATAGTTTCCGACCCTCCCAATAATGAATTTGAACAGGCCAAAGGCTGGTCAGGTTTTACGCAAAATTCACCCACGGGATCACCGGATTTTAGTTTATCCGCGCGCGATGGATGGGCACGGATAACACCTGACGGTGCGGGTTATGGCTGGAACGGTGTGGACCCTGAGAACGAGGCACCCTACATTTCTATTGATGACGCGGACGCTTTGACTGGTGATTGGTCATTATACGGAAGGGTCTGCGGCGAGGGAAGTGACGGTGAAGGTACATATCGATATATTGGAATCTATGTGGCAACCGGAACCTATACTGGATTTCTTTTGGGCATAGAATCAACGACAACAGCAGGAACCTTCAACGTTTTTGTTCATAAGGCAGACACCGCTAACAACGTCCATCGCACGACCATCTATACTGACACCATTTACGTAAAAATGAAGCATGTGGATTCCGAAGATAAAATCTACATGTATTATAAGGAAGAACTTGCTGATTCATGGACACTTGCTTATACCGCTTCCAGTTTTACGGCAACGCCGATCAGCGTTGGTTTTAAAGTGCAGGGCTTGAATGCATCAAGCTATGGTGAATGTGATTTGCTGTATTACCACAGTGGCGCATTAGATTTTGAGAGCTCGGTAATTTTGCCAACAGGGGCAAAGGATGTGGCTTATTCAACTACCGTTAAGGCAATGGGTGGGGCAGGTTTTTATTCTTATTCTATTTCATCAGGATCATTGCCGTCCGGCCTATCTCTGGATAGTTCCACGGGCGTTATATCGGGCACACCTACGGAAGCGCGATCCGCTCAATTTACATTAAAAGTCACCGACGATGACAGTACAGAATATGAAACTGATTTTTCGCTGGTCGTGGAGGAGGATGTTTATTTCTATCCAAGCGTTCTTTCCGAAGCTACTTTGAACGAGGCTTATGAAGATCAATTTGTCGTTTATGGTAGTGGAACATTGGATAGGAGTTTAGTAACTATTGGCGATCAGTGCGAAGTTGGATTGTGGGAGATTACTTTTTCAGACGATACGAATTTCGTGATAACTGGACCGGGTATCTCACAACAAACGGGCGCGATTGACGAGGACTTTTCAATATCAAATGTCATTACAATTCCAACTACCGCGTGGGACGGTATCTTTTTCTTGGATATGAAAGTGATGTTTATTACCGGAATTTCTTATGCCTATCAAAATGCAGTGGACATCATTTATGCCTTGTATTCAAAAGGCGGTTTGTCCGAAACCATTTTGGATGCGTCAAGTTATTTTGGAGACAAGGAGATAGGTTCTCCTTATGAAGACGTTGCCGTTGGAACAACCACTTTAAAGGTAAAAGTTGATTATCCGATTATCATAAAAACAGCCGAAGTCCTTATCATCGAGGAGGGAAGCAATTCCGAAGAAGTCATTGTGAATATTGGGAATGATATGAGTTCCTCTTTCCCTCCCTACATCGACTTGACAATCACGGCGACCACTTACGCCTATTCTCCTGCGGCAACGGTTACATGGAAAAAACGTACCACAAGAGATACTGATTATAGCTTTGACGAATTCCATGAATATTGCGAGGATAACAACTTTAAGGTTTCCATCACATTTGATCGAAATATTACAGTCCTGCAAGCCATTGAGCTTATCTCACTTCACGCCGGAATTTATGTTGGTCAGTCCTTGGGTAAAGAGAGGATCGCAGGATTGATTGAGCGGGCGTCCGAATCCTTGCAAACAATAGATTCACAATACATTTTAAAGGACTCCGTACGGGTTGAGAGTGGCGAAATCATTAATCAATTCAACATTTCCTATGGGCTGGACTACATTGAGGATGAATATCTCAATAGTTACCAATATCCAGAGACCGATGAAGCCAACAACAGTTATCAAGAACATGGCTTTAAGACTGAGGTAGATATTAAGCTGCCGGGATATTATGACCCTTCAACAGTCCAAACTCTTGCCGCTTTATATTATAAAATCTTCGGAGATGGGCCTCGATACGTCTATGTCGGATTAGACCTTATGGCGATTTTGACAGCATTCGGAGATCGTTTTGATTTGGATAGTTCCGTGCCTGATATTGAAACTGTTGTAGAAGTTATCGGCTTCACAATGCACATCAGGAATGGTTATTATTTTACACTAAAAACCATTGACCGATCCCATTTAACAACATAGGAGATAAAAAATTATGGGAAAAATAATGGGCAAACCTTTGGACACGTTGGGAAAATATGCAGTCATTCCGCATACCCACATCGTTGCCATTGGTAGAAATCCTCTTGGCAGGATTAAATTCATCGAGAGTACCCACAACCTTGTGGTCAACACCGGCCTTGATGATCTTTTGGATAAACGATTCAAAGCATCGTCCTATACCTCTGCAGACTATGTTGGTCTCAAAGGTTCCGGTTCCATCGCTGCCGGCGACACCATGTCAAGCCATTCTGGTTGGTCTGAGGTAACGGGTTACTCCGAGTCCGTTCGTCAAACATTGACGTTGGGTTCTATTTCAAGCCAGTCTGTTGACAATTCCGCTTCAAAGGCCAGTTATTCAATAAACGCATCTGTCACGGTTGCTGGTGCCTTTGTAACAACGAACAGCACAAAAGGTGGGTCTACGGGCATCCTTTATGGTGCGGCTGATTTTTCGGCTTCACGATCCTTGTCCAACGGTGATACCTTGAACGTGCAGGTCACGTTGTCAATGTCTGCAAGTTAATAGGAGGTTGATATGGCCTCTGTGAGCATGAAATTTCGGGGGGTAGGATTATCTCCCGAAACCCTCACCAAAACGGTAGTCATTGATTCTATGGTGCAAAAACTTCTAACCACTGTGGAAACAGACGAGAGCGAGGGAACAAAAACGGAAACAATCACCGGAGCTTGGCAATCGTTTTTCCTGATACTTACGGGATTCTCCTTTGCCGAACAAAAGTGGTTCATGAATTTTTTGAAAACGGAAAACAAGTATCTGGTTCAAATGAGCGATGATACCGAAGTTGAGGCATGGAAGGTTGTAAACGCCATGTCAAGGCATCAATTTAAGAGCGGAAACATGTCGTGTCAATTTGATGTCGCTGAAATTTCGGACTATGTCCAAGACCCGGGAACTGGTGATTTCGTGCAAGTGATTTAGGAGGACTTATGAAAAAAATCGTTATCCTATTGCTGATTGCCTTTGCATGTTTTGGACAAGGGGATCCCACAGATTGGAATTATGTGACACAAGCTGAACTGGATTCCATTTCGCTGTTTGGATGGAACTTTGATGTCGCGAGTGGCCTAAAATCACGAAAAGTTCATATCGATACTTTGTTGGCGTGGTTGAATAACAATACATCGCCGGACAGTTCTTTTGAAATTGTCTTTGCTGACTCCGCTGAGTTTGGTTCGGGATCAAATCTTGGTAAATTTGAATCTGATGGTACATTAGTTTTTTATAATGACGCAACCGTTTGGGATGATTTGCGTTTTCCAGCAACGGCCGTCAACCCACCGGGAGCGGTAAGTGATCCTGATTTTGATGCGACGAATATTGGTTGGCTATTTGATGATGGTACCACTGAAACTCTTATGATGATTGGTCAAATGCCACACGCGAGAAAACCTGATTCCGATATCGAATTGCACTTGCATTGGGAACCGACGAACACCAATACTGATACAGTTTATTGGCAAATTCTTTACAAATGGACAAACATCGGAAGCGTTGAACAAGCTGGTTGGGACACCTTAATCGTAAAGGCAGCGGGTGCCGGAACAGCCTATCACCACACCTTGTCTGATTTTGGAACCATTGATGGAACTGGTATGAATTTAAGTTCTATCATATCCATGAAACTTTCAAGGGTTGGTGGTCATTCGTCTGACGGTTATAATGCGGACGCCCTGTTAAAAGAATTTGACATCCACTATGAAATTGACAGGTTAGGTAGTAGAAACGAAGCTTCAAATTAAAGGTTTGAAATGGCAGACGTAACACAAAGCCCGGGTTCTATAGTTGATGATGCCAGTATAGGAACCGTCACTTGGTCGAATCCTTCAAATGCCGCGTCAAGCGATGATTCTTATGCGACTGCGGCAGTGGTATTTAATCAAACTCATTATCTCTGGTGTGATGACTTTGGTTTTTCCATTCCATCGGGTGCAACCATTCAGGGAATTGAAGTAAAGGTCGAGGCAAGTTATAGCGGTGGATTTTCTTGCAGTTTGAATCATGTTCGTTTGATCAAGGGCGGGACCATTACTGGCGATGACAATGGAGGGCAAGCTGTTACCGGAACCGATACCGTCTACACTTTTGGCGGTGCGGCTGACTTGTGGGGAGCGTCTTGGGCATATTCTGACATCAATGCCTCTAATTTTGGAGCCGCAGTCACAGCGACGGGAGCATTTTCAACCGCGAGAGTGGATCATATCCAAATTAAGGTTACTTACACAACGGGTGGAACGGTCTACAATGAATCAATAACCTTGTCCGCAGTGGCAACGCAAGGCGAGACGCCGGACGCCGAAAGTGAGGGTTCAGCCAGCTTGGCGGCTATCGCGGAAATGACGTCCGACGGCCAAAAGGAAGGTATTGAGGAATCCGCTTCAATTGGCGCGGCAGTGGCTTCTATTGCTATATCTGCAACCGCAGAAAGTGAAGGGTCTGTTGATTTTGAAGCTGTTGCCTCGGATGGCGATGGAGGAGTAGCCAGTGCAGAGGGGGATTCTGATATTGAGGCTTTTGCTAATATTGAAAGTCTTGGTGGTTTGAACTCGGCTGGCAACATAGCTCTGGACGCCTCCGCAGGGATAGCAGACACGGGCGGCACTGTTTCGGATAATTCAATAACCTTTTCGGCTGATGCGGGTGTGGCTTCTGCCGGAGATGTTGTTGGTTTAACTGTTTCCAGTGAAAAAAGAAATCCGGGATCAATTGGAACGTCGGGCAGTGGTGATATGGAATGGCAGGAGGCGGGAAATGTTGAGTATAGTGACAACCGTCGGGCATGGTGTGATATTTATCAACCAAATCTCACGTCCAATAAATTGCAGGGAAGTAACTTTGGTTTTCAAATCCCTTCCAATGCAACCATTGAAGGCGTTGAAGTAACCGTTGAACACCGCGCCCAACCTGCAGATGATATTGAAATATCGGTTAACTTGATGGTGGATTTCATTGAGAATGGCAATTCCGAAGATGACTTCACACGATGGCCTTATAATGATAGCACCATGACCTTTGGCAGTGATTCAAGCACTTGGGGCCTTTCGTTGACTTCGCAAACCATTAATGCAAATGGTTTTGGATTTTCGTTATACATTCAAAGCGCCAGTGGGCCATCAATTGCTGGTATTGACAATGTTTATATGACAGTCTATTATTCAACATCGGGAACGGCAACAGCAGAAGAAGCCTTGGAGTTTGGCGCGGTTGCGGGTATGGAACTGGTTTCCGATCTTGGCGGTACAAATTATGATGACTCTGTGGTATTGACTGCATACGGAGGAATCGCAGGATCATTGATCCAAAATGTTCAATCAGGAATGACTTTGAATGCGGTGCCAATTATAGATGTCCTCAATGACAAAGAGGACATTGATGTCAAAATGATCTTGGCAGACGGCACAGTAAAGGCCATTGAAAGACGGCACGTTTTTAATGTCATTGAAGATACTGATACTGAGCATGTGGTTTTGGTTTACCAAGATGAGAGTTCACGTGTCTATGAGACAGGTGGAAATGCAACGACGGTGGAAGTGGTTTTGAAACCAAACACCTTCCTCCGAGATTTTATGGCAACATTGAGAACCGAAATGGAAAACATTAGGCTCTATTATCGTTACAAATCGGAGCCGACAAATTATAAAATCGTAAGGGTTCATCCATTAGTCCCATTCAATTATGCCCACGGTGGCTTAGATGGTGATGAATTGCTCAGGATGATTTTCTATGAACAGATAACGTAAAGGTGATGATGTGGATAAGGTGGTTGAGCAATTATTTAAACATGACGCCGCGACATGGGCATTGGCATTGATTTTAATCACTGCGGTAATTGCCTTGATTAGGAACGTGATGATACTTATTTTCCGAATATCAGATCGGTTTAAGCCACAAGGCCGACCGTGCGATTATTTGGTAAAATTACAAGAACAGGTGGCGAATACAAACGTCACAGTGGCAGAACAATTGTCCGAACTGCGAACCAAAGTTGAATTCATTTATAAAGAATTAAATAACGGAATGGGCTTTGCACGTCGGGCGCAATATGAAAGGAAGGCTAAAAATGAAAACTCTGATGATCGGTGAATTCGGTATTCAAAATACCAAGGAGCTTATTAAGTTTGGAGCAACGTTGGCCCACTTGGGTTTTGATTTAAAAAATGGTTTCCAATTGGATGAGGAAATTCCAAACCTCATTGCCGCCGGAAGTGCTGCCGTTCCCGCCCTCGATGAATTCGATAAAGTCGATGATGAACTCCTCGACCTTGCACCGGAGGAATTGGAGGGGCTGGTTGCCTATACCGATTCACTTTTGGACGATTTGGACTTCGTCGTTGACGACACCCAAGCCGCCATGTTAGATTTTATCAACGGCGCGTTGGTCATCACTCGCGGTGCCATGAAATTGAAAAAGAAATCCTAAGCCACTTCTTGCGGCTTACCTCCAAAAGATGGCAGTTCCGAGGCGAGCGGGACTGCCATCCTGCTAAATTTCTCACACTGATTTTGGTCAAAACTTGTAAAATCCAACAGTTTTTAAACTTTACAAAAAAAGTTCTTGCATTCTCGGTTTTAGTTCCTTATACTTAATGGCGTTGAAAAACGTGACTTTCATTTCTTGTCGAACGCGAGGCTCTCCGCCGAGCTTCGCGTTTTTAAAACGAAAAAAATAAGCGAAGGCGTTTTTGGTTGTTATAGAACCCGTTTGTGCAAAAACGCTTGTCCTAAAAAGCAACCGACCTTTACTTCGCTTTTTAAAATATAAAGTATCAAGGCGTGGGCGTTGTTATAGCGTTCGGAGGTTCGAATCCTTCCGTCCCCCCAATTTTTTTCTACGTCAACCCTTCGGGGTCTATCGACCGTCCAACAGAAAAAAATAGGGGTCGCCGGTTCCCCTGAAACCGGCATTTAACATGGGGGACGTACCCAAGTGGACAAGGGACTGTTTTTAGGAAACAGCAATAGCATAAAATCGCAACGGCAAAATTCTTGATACTTTTTTAAAGACATAAAGCGACGAAAGCGTCACGGTTGTTATAGGTAAGGTTAGAACATTGGTCTCGTAAACCAAGGGTCGCCGGTTCAACTCCGGTCCACAGACTTCGGTCTGAGGTAGTTCAGTAATAAACTAAAAAACAACCTAAGATTTTTCGGCGCTTTTTTTTTGCCCATAAATAATTGGAACCGCAACATTAATTCACGGAGGTACAAATGAAGGATTTCTTGGAACTCGTCGATTTTGACCAAATGCCTGATTTGTCGAACTTCGTTAATTCCTTGCAAAGCATAGCGAGAGCGACGCACCACGAGGATAAAGATGAAGTCGAACAGGCGTTGATTAAACGTCACCAAGAAATGTTCCTTGCCGACCGAGGCGTCTATACCTTGCTTTTGAGTTTGGCGGGATCAGAAAACCACATCACCACAGGCGTTGGGCTTTTATTCGGTCTACCGGATGAGGGCTTGAATATGCCAAAGTCTTTGGAGACGTTGATCATCAAGGACTTGCTTAAACGTGTAAAAATCACTCAACTCCTACGGTTTTATGTGGACTTGGCCGATGCCAAAATTAATAACAACCGCGCGCGAAAAGTGATACTCCGCTCGTTTTTTGATGCTGAGGAAAAAGACTTGACGTGGTGGGCTGTTAAGTACAAAACCAAACTTCGCTATATCATGAACCACTTTGTGGGAAATGATCAGATTGGCTATGTTATTTCCATTGCCAAACGGTATGCAACGGAAAGAATGTGTCTCCCCGATGATTGGGCAAAGGTTGCACGGTTGCTCTTTATGTCCAAAGAGATCCAAGGGTGGCACTTGGAAACCATCGCATTTATCAACAATGTCAATGGCGTTTATTCTTCACCACTGTTCCGTGCCTTTCAGGAAGCCAAGCGAGATATTACCAAAGGCGCATCATTGCCGCCGGAGGTATTGGAAGGTATTCGATCCGTTTACCATCCAAGCGTTCCACATGCCGAGGTTTTAAAGTTGACAGCAAAATCGGCCACAAAACAGCAAACAGTTCGCAAGCAACGGGAATATGAAAAGGCTGGTGTAAAGGTTGATGCCAATTGGGATTCGATGGCGATGCATGAATTGATCAAAATTGTTTACGAATGGCATAAAGACAAAAAACCACTGCCCGAAGATATTATGACCGTGCTCCACAACAAGGCAAAAAAAGTTGGTGGTGAGCTTAGCTTCCAAGCTATAAAGGCCGGTATTTTAGTAGACAATTCGTTTAGTGGAAGCGGTGATCAAGAGACCGCTTTGAACGATCCTATTTCAAAAATACTGTCCTTGCGGTATGCGTTGCAGGAATATTTCCACCAACAAGAAATACCTTTTGTCACGGAGTTTGTCACACAAGGTCGAAACAATTATGGTCTGCCTGTTGTCGCAGGAGAAACCGATTTGGCAACACCGTTTATTGATTTGGTCTATGAGGATTGTGATGTCATTTATGTATTGTCCGATGGACGTGACAATGCTCCTGCAGGACGGCTCCAAGAGGTTATTGGACAGTTAAGGTTAATCAAAAAACTGCCTACTGTTTACCATTTCAATCCTGTTACCGGTGGAGAGTCGATTGTTAAGTTGGATAAGGATATTCCTACCGTTGGCTATGCCAAAGCCGAAGGTTTTCAACGGACTGTCTTTGCAAGTATTTTGGTCGCTGAACCAAAAACAGCATTGGCACAGATTCTCAACGATTACAAGTTATTGGCAGAAAGGAGTTCCAAGTGACTGAATTAAAACGTTTTTTCCAAGATTTGACGCTTGGCCGACCTCAAAATGTTGGCCCAATAACAGTCGTCCCGTTGATCTCGGATCAACACTTTTCGTTCCAAAAACCACGTCACGAGGATGTGAGCAATAGAGGCTATGGAAATTTGATGTTCAAAAATAGCACTCCTGATCCTGTTTTGGTTCCTGCTCACACGGTTTACATGACAAAGCGACAAAGCCAAGACCATGCGACAATGGAGGGCTTGATTGTTAAAAAAGGTGAGACGTTGGATTATTGTAAGGCAACGTGCGTCCAGCAATCAACTGGTGGAATGATGACCGGAAGCCAAGAAAAGGTTGAAACAACTTTGCCAATTATTTTGCGCGAACGTGCATTTAACAAACGCGAAAACACCGGAGATTCAACAGGGTACGGACGCCTTTGGAATGACATCACCTCGTATAATGCGGGGTATGGAATCCGTGGTTCCGGTGGCGGCCATTACGAATATTTCTATGACGCCTTTGAGAAAACGATGGATGAATTCGTCGCTGAATTTGAGCTTGTTTATAATCAAGTGGGATTCATTGTTTTTGCCAAAAATATTGTTTATGGCATTGAGCGGTTTCCATCACCCGGATATTTGAAAAGTTATTACCGCTCACTGATCAAAGGATGTTATGGCGCGGCTATCATAGACCTTTTGCGCCAAGCCGACGAATTGCAGTTAAAAGGAACAATCAACGTTCCTGTCAATATGTCGGGAAGTGTCCGCGAATTAAAGCGCAACCTTGCACGAGCCAATGAACGTTTCGATGGGCGTGTAAAGGATGTCGTTACGGAATTAATTTTTGGAGATCGAGGAAAATTTGAGAAGTCAGCACAAGGGCATCAGACGGATTTTATGCTGTTTGAAAATGACTTCTTTGTTGGCAATGTCCTCGTCCAAGCGGACGGTTATCCATACTTTACTTTCGTCGCACGTGAGGCTCAATTGAAAGGTGTACGTGCAGGGAGAGAATTCAAAATTTAGTTGACTTCTATGAATTCTTTACCTACCTTTTGTTACCGCGTTGCGGTTCCCTCTTTGGGTGGCATTGGTCAGGCAAAGCCTATGCCGCCCTATTTTGATAGGGAAGTCGCACCTTCTTTCTGCTGGCTTTGGAGCAATCCAAAGCCTTTTTTTTGCCCAAGTCCCACTACAAAAAAAGTAAAAAAAAACAAAAAAATGCAAAATTTTTCTTGCTATTTACGTATATACACTGTATATTGAAATAGTTAAAGAAAGCAAATTTAGAGGAGATGAAAGATGCATGAAAAAAAATATGAAACGATACAGTCCGAAAAGACAATGAAGTCGATGTATTGTGGCAGATGTGGCGAGATTATTTTAATCCGATCCGATTGGGATTTCGAAGATATTGCAAAGGCAGCCCAAGAACAATGCGAAACAGAATGTGATCATTATTTCTTGTTCAAAACGTTTCCTGAAATCAAGCGCGAAATCCGCTGTGAAATAAAACGCAATACAGTCAACACCGACGTTCGTCAACTTCCTGAAAATCATTTCAGAGATTTACTTGTAAGTTTGCATAAAATGCCACTCGAAGATTTAGTCGAATACGGCCACAACCTAAACAAACGTTCTAACTGAGGAGACCTAAAATGTCAGCATCAAAACAAAATCAAACCGAAGAAGATGGCCGCTGTTTTTCAGCATATTACGGCGACGACGATTTCGAAGAAGAAGCCGAATTCGATTTTGAGACTGAGGATTTTTGGGAAGCCTTCGAAAACGGTCGAATTGGTGTTAACCCAACGTCCTGCAAGTTTGGTGAAAGCGCAGATATTTTCGATGTATACGAACAAGTAAAGTTCGACGAAAACATTCACAGTCAATTAAATTTTTAAGAGGCCCAACCGGATTTGACGTGGGGTGGATCGGAAGTTGACGCTCATTTACCACAGTAAAAAACAACGGTGCCCGCACGAGGTGGGCACCATTAATCCTATATAGGAGATATTATTATGAACGACGATGGAATGGAATTCAACATGTCTGCAATGCTCGGAATTGGTGGTGGCCGCCCATGTGGTCTCGGTGCACTTCTTTCGGGTCTGTCCTCAACGCAGGAACCGCACGATGCAAATGATACGCTGAATGACATTGCCGCATCTATTGTTGGCGATGTTCGTGAACACAACTGGATTGATTTGGATGTTGCCTTGGAGGAGTTTCAACTTTTTGTAAAGTCCAACAAAAAGACTTGGAACAGCTTTTCGCATCGTGACAAAATCCACTTCATATTCAAATATCTGCAACGCGCAGGAGTCCTTGTCAAGGAGGATTTTATGTGTTGTCAAGAATGTAGTCACTATGCCATTCTGAAACAGATGATAATGCAAAAACGCCATCCTTTGAAAACAACGATTATCTACTATACCCATCCGTCCGCGAATGAAGCGTTTGACTTCAACGGCAACATTGACACGCCGGAAGGTTTGCGAATGGCGCATCATTTCGGTGAAGACAACGACGACATTAAGGATCAAGTTTTCAAATTTTTCGAAGCCGCCGGAGTTGAGGCAACATGGGCAGGACATAACCATGTGATGTTTGTTGAAAACAGTTCATCACTGGAAGAAATCCTCAACAATGACAATGACGAAGAATCCAAATAGTTGAACCGCAACCGGCCTCGCCAAGGGGTCGGTTTACTTTAATTTTAGCAGAAAGGAAACGCGAAATGTTAGAAAAAGTTGATCCCGTTGAAGTCATTATGCACAAAGCCTTATCAAACGATGAGATCATTCAACGTGCGCCAAGCGTACTCACACGCGAGGGAATGCCGGAAAAGACCCATAGTGCCTACGTCAATGTTTCTACAATGGATGTGATTGAAGTTATGCGTAACCAAGGATGGATTCCAACACTTGCTGGACAGCAAAAAGTCCGCGTTGGTGAACGTTCGGGCTATCAAAAACACATCGTAAAATTGTCCAATCCCAATCTTGTAATTGGCCCCGATCACCTTCAAGCTATCATAACCAACTCCCACGACGGAGGGTCGGCCTACAAATTCGATCTTGGAATTTATCGCTTTGTCTGTTCAAATGGAATGATTGTTGGAAACACCTTTGAAAGTATCAATATTCGTCACATTGCAATTTCAACAGATGAGGTCCTGCAGGCCAGTCAGTCCATGTTGGACTTTGCTCCACAAGTCGCTAATCAAATTGAATCGATGAAGTCCACACGCATGACATCACCAATGAATCGCGCCTTTGCTCGTGCGTCTATGCTTTTGGTGTATGGAGAGGATGGTGATGGTGGACGTTGGCCTTTTGATCCCGGCGAACTTCTCCGTATTCGTCACGAGGAGGACAGGAAAGATCATTCACTTTGGACATCATATAATGCCGTTCAGGAAAACATCATGAAAGGCGGTATTGAATACAAAACAGAAAAAGGACGTGCAATGAAAACGCGCCCTGTCAAAGCCATTGATCGTCACGTGAACCTTAATAAAGCCCTTCACTCCCTTGCAACGGAAATGGCTGAATTAGCCGCTAAATAACACTTCTGTTGATGGCCCCGCTATCCGGCGGGGCTTCTTTATGACCAAAAAACTTCTTGTAATTTTTAAAAAATGTTTGTAAACTGTAGTCAAGAAATTTTTAGGAACCGTGGCAGAGATGGTCAATGCACCGGACTTTTAATCCGGGTTTTTTGGGTTCGAGTCCCAACGGTTCCACGCGTCCAATATTACCTTTTAAGGAGGCAATATGTCTTACGTTGATCAAAAGGCCAAGCCAGTCATGGTATCGGCCAAAACACACCTTTTCCTACTTGCTATGGCAAAAGAGGAAGGCAGGGCCATTGGCGCGATGTGCGAAAAGTTTCTCGTCAACCATATTGAGGACTTTTTGAAAGAAAATCACATCTCGGACAATACATGGGAAAAGGTTGCACGACGTCTTAAACTTCCAATCGAAGAAGTTAAAACGGAGTGGTAATCACATAACAGAAAGGAATACCTATGGGAACTGAAAACGCGGTTGCTTTGCCAGCAGACGTTCAACAATTTTGGGTTGACGTCAAGCATAGTGAAAAGCAAATTACGGACATCACTGTTACGGCAGAAAATAAGGGTGATGTCAACGACTTTGTCGTAGCCCTCAAAAAAATCCGCACAAAAATCAATGCCGCCAAAGTCGGGGTGGGAAAACCATTTGACGAACAAAAACGAGAAGCTCAAAAGCCTTACAAGGATTTATTTGACAAGGTTGAGGAGATTATCAAACTCGGTGAAGGCAAGGTAACAGAATTCATCAAAGAGGAACGGCGTTTAGAAGCGGAGCGGCTCCTTGAACAGAAACAGCAGGCATCAAAATCATTAGAGGAACAAAAACTTGAAGCCATTGAAAACAATGATTTTGAAACCGCCCAAAAAATTGAGGGCATGATTCAACGTCCACAAGCTCCGTCGGTTCCTCAAACGAGGGTTAGGACGTCAAACAGTACCACAGCCGAAAAGAAAGTGGTCACCATTATTTCGGTTGATTTAAACAAAGTTCCTGACAAGTATATCAAAAAGAGTTTGGATGAAGCTGTTGCCAAAAGAGATTTGGCCGCAGGTCTTACCATTCCCGGTATTCAAGCGTCAGTGGACACTCAATTTTCAGCACGAGCAAGGAGGTCTTGATGAAAATAGAACACCTAAGTCCATCATCATTTAATATGATGATCAGGTGTGGTATGCAGTGGTTTTTCCGTTATGTTGAAGGATTAAAACGACCGCCCGGCGTGGCACTGGTCATTGGTACTGGCGTTGACAAGGGCGTCAATCTTAACATGGAACAAAAAATGGAAACGGGAAACCTTGCGGAACTGGCTGAGGTAAAGCAAAAGACCTTTGAAACGGTTGTCAACACTTTTGAGATGTCAGAGATTGCACTTGATGACGATGAAAAGAAAAAAGGTATGCAAAAAGTAAAGGACGAAGCTGCCGACATGGCTGTATCTTTGTCAGCCGTTCACTATCAAAAGGCCGCCCCTAAAATCTTTCCGGTTGCCGTCCAAGAACGTTGGGAGCTTGAAGTCGACGGTTATCCATTTGAAACATTGATGGGCATTATTGACATCTCTGAAACCAACGTTGTCCGTGATACCAAAACAACAAAGCGGAGTCCATCGGGAGGCGAGGCTGATAAGTCCGATCAATTAAACTTCTATGCCTATTATAAAAAAGTGGCTGAGGATAAAAATGTGGAAACCGTTCTTGATTTTCTTGTGAAATTGAAAACGAATCCTAAATTTGTACCAGTCTATACAAGTCGTCCACACACGGATGAGGACTTTAATCGTCTTTGGGAAAAAATTGACGCGGTGTCACTCGCCATCGAAAAAGAAGTTTTTCTCCCAACATTGCCAGACAATTGGTGGTGCTCTCCAAAGTGGTGTGGTTACTATGATGTCTGTAAATTTGCAAGGAGGTAAGATGCCTGAATTAAAGCCTACCCTGCCAACTATTGGTCAGCAAGTTCCGGCCAATATTGGCGAAAACGAACTTAACCAAGTGAGTTCTATGTCGTCCGCTATGGTTGAGATTCAATCAGCGATTATGGTTGCCAAAGGCATGCCCCGAAGTGAGGACGTGGCTTTTGATCGTTTGATGCGGGCGTGTAAACGTCCAACTTTTGCCGATAGTGCTGAATATCAGTACCCGCGCGGTGGTGCAACCATTGTTGGCCCCTCTGTTAATCTCGCACGTGAAGCCGCACGATGTTGGGGAAATATCCGCTATGGCCTTGAAATTGTCCGCGACACTGAGGATGAACGGCAAATAAGAGGTTGGGCGTGGGATATGGAAACCAACGTAAAGGTTGAGGCAGAGGATGCGTTCAAAAAACTTATTTACCGCAAGACCAATGGCGGTGAATGGATTAAACCGGATGAACGCGAATTGCGTGAACTTACAAATCGGCGCGGTGCCATTGTCACACGAAATGCAATTCTCCAAGTTCTGCCTCGAGACCTGATTGAAGATGCTCAAAATAAATGCCGTGATACCATTAAAGCAAAAATTACCGAGGATCCCGAAGCCGCACGGAAACGCATTATCTTAGGCTTTCAGGAACTTCATGTAAGTGCTAAGAATATCGAGGCATTCTTAGGTCACGAAATTTCGGAATGTTCTCCGAAGGAACTGCAAAACCTGCGTTCCATGTATCAAGCTATTCGTGATGGTGCCGCTAAATGGACGGACTTTGTTGAAGCCAAGGATGATTTGAAGGCTGACAATAAAGCCGACGAGAAAAAGCAAAAGCCCAAAGCCCGTGCGAGAGTCAGGAAGTCAAAAGCTGAAAAGAACGAGAAGTCCGAACCGCCAACGCCAACGGAGCCGCCGGCAGAGAAACCAAAGTCAAATGGTAACGGCAATGGTGGATCAACTTCACAAATTAAAGGCCAAATCATTTCAATTATGCACAAATGGCCGGAACAGCAAAAGATGAATTGGATTGGAAGTGAAGGCTTTGAGTCCGTTAATGACTTACTGGCTTCCGTGTCGGATGTGAATTCTGTTGTCAAGCTGTTGGACAAGGTTAAAAAGCAAAACCAAAACCTTATTGATGATGGATTTTTGACAAAGTAATCACAAGGGCAGTGGTGTATGACATCCAAGGTAGACGGCAGAAAACGCACGGTGAGACTCCGTGGTAAGTACACGACCGAGGTTGTGTGCTGAATGTCTAAGCGGTACTCAATCCCTCTGCCACTGCCCTATTTAAAAGGAGTAAATTGTGGGTGACTACAAAGACCCGAAACAAGAGGCACTGACTTTTTTGCAAAAGTTAAAACGTGTCCGCGAAAGCAAGAGCAATGCGGGCAAGTGGTGGTCTCGATCTTTCGGTAGAAAAACCAAGCAGACCTCCCGTATTATGGCCGATGGTTCAAAATACATTCGGCCTTATTTGGGCTTTCCGCGTTCGCGCTTGCCAAAGCCGAGAAAAGGTTTTTGCGATATGCGGAGACTTGTACGTTTGAGAATGGCCCGTAAATATGGAAGGTCTCTAAAATAAGGGATTCACATGGACTTTAAAAAACATCCTAACGGCGGGCTTTATTATAGATTTGACAAAAGCTCTTATTTGGGTGATATCAGAGGATTCAGGAAGGCTATTAAAAAGTTAAAATCGTGGGCGTGGCCTTGTTATGAATTTGATGATGCAGAGAACTGGGGTTTTGTAGGAAAACAAGACTTGGACGCCTTTTGGGCGTTGAAGGAGCTTTATATTGACCGCCCTAAAAATGAGGCAAAGCAATTGAAAGCACTTGGCTTCAAGCCGTTGAAATCTGATAATAAATTCCGGCGTAGGGCCATTGTAAAAAAACCACCAACAGTATAAGGAGGAACCGTGTCACGGATTGAATCACAACTAACCTTAAAAAAGGAGTTCACAAAAGAGGAACTTTCTGAAATGCGGGAAGGCTACTTTGATGAACTGAGCAGATTAAAGGACTTGGAGTCTGAATTGGCGTACGCCAAAGAAGACCTCGGTGGGAAAATTAAAGCGGTAAAAGCGAGAGTGGATGAGCTTTATGATCGAATCAGCCGCAAATATACCTTTGAAAAAGTCCTTTGTGAAAAACGTTTTGATGAAGAAAACCATTTGATCGTATGGGTTGACACCCACACCGGAGAGATTGTAAAGTCCGAAAAAGCGCCGCCGGACTTATTCTCGCCTGAACAAATTCCGTTAGAAGCGGGAGATCGTCGAATCACAGATCCGGATGACGTTGATGAGGATAACACTACCGACGTTGACGAGGAAGAATATGATGATGATGACCTTCCACTGGATGATGATGACAGTTATGTCGACGACGAGGATTGATCCAAATGAAGAATTGGCATGTGCCCTACGTGATTTAGGAATGACACGTGCCGTTCTTCATGCCGAATTCCATAGCGAGGGTTGGCGCTCTCTTGCTATGCACTATATCTTAATCTATCCTGATGACTTTTTTATTTCCGAAGAAGTCCGAGACTTTGCCTATGCTTTGGGATTCGTAAAACCGCCCGATGAGCGGGCGTGGGGCTATGTCTTTACCGAAGCAAAAAAACGTGGCTACATTTTGGCAAATGGCATTGATGTTTCCAAGAAACCGCATTGCCACAAAACGTATGTCACTCGATGGAAACGAATAGTTGACACGGGAATTCAAATGAGAGATTTTAAAAAAGGACAGCAGGTTCACATTCACTTGATTCGTTCGGACTTCACGGACGGGAAGTGGGCGTTGACCGGTCCAGTCCATGGTAAAGTTGGAATCGTAAAAGGACAGCGAAAAGAATTCCGAGGAAAATACCATATCGTTGAAGTGGAAGTCCAAGGTCACAATCATAATTGTCCTGAACTATTAAATGCAAAGTACCTAACACCGATAGACAGCGAGGATCAAATTCCGGAGATCGAGGCTGGATTACCAGCGGAACAGTTAACCCTATTTGGAGAATGATGTGGGACGACCTAAAAAGAAATCGGAAAAAACGTTAACTGGTATCAAGGGCCAAAAAAGGAAGTGCCCAATGTGTATGGGCGCAAAAGAAACAACACACCAAATCGCCAATCAAAGAGTGAATGACATAAAAATTAAACGCGCCTTGGGTCACAAACGGTTTTATACTAAAACCTGCGAACGATGCAATGGAAGCGGAGAGGTGGATGATTAATGGAAATCAAAATCGATCAAGATATCGCTTTACCAAAAAGGCTTGAACACATCTTTTTGATGCTTTACAACAAAACGCCTTTGGTAATGCACAAGCACTTCAAATGGCATTCGGATGATTGCCGTTATTTTATTGTCAAGATAGACGCTCACACCACAGAGGTTGAAGGTGATAAGAAATATATTGGAGTCACTTTTAATCTGTTTGATGCAACCGTTTTTGAGCGAAGTGAGTTATCCGCTTTGGGTGCCCAACTTGGACGCGGTTCCATAGCGCAATGGAAAGGGCATTGGTCAAATGAAGCTGAAAAACTTTTCAAATCAAGGATGCAGGATCAAAGAAAAACCGATGAAACGTTCGGCACCGCTATTGTAAAACAAGGTGAAACGCTGGCAATTGATCCCGCCTTTGATGATCCCTTTGCTCCTCTCCAACAAGCCTTTGATGAAAAAAAGACAATGACAGTGGAAAACTACAAAAAAGGAGTCAGGGACAAAATAAAATCTTGGCCTATTGTTAAAAAATTTGTAAAATAGCAAAACAGAAAGGAGACGACTTTGCCTGATCAAGATAAAAACTGCATTCACTGCCTCCATACGAAAATTTGTCCTTTCGCAAATCAAATCGAAGCAACGGTCATGGAGTTTTCAGGGCTTTACCTTTCAGAGCCGACAAGCCTACAAAAGGTTATGGTTTATATGTCGATTGGTTTAGCGTCTGGATGTGAAAACTACCTCCCGCTCTCGGAGCTAAAAGGGTACCATTCGGAAGATACTGAGGGCTGAGGTGGTAAATGGCTGAGGATAAAAAGGGATTTTTATTATACCTTGATTATTGGGAGTTCATGAAGAAGCTGTCCAACGATCAGATAGGGCAGTTAATGAAGTGCATCTTTGAATATGAAAAAAACCTCGAAGTCCCTGAAATAGATGACCTTGCCGTCGACATTGCCTTTACACAGATTAAAAACAACTTGGATCGCAACCGCGTTGAATATGCAAAAACTGTTGAAAAGCGCAGGAAAGCCGCACAAAAACGTTGGGAGCAAAAAGAAAAAGCCATAACGCAGGACGTCGGATCAGCAGAAACAGAGCAGGCGATGCATGTGCATAATTTGCATAAAGGTGCATCAACCTGCAATGCAAACGATGCTGATAATGATACTGATAATGATACTGATATTGAGAATGGTAATGGTAATGAAAAGGGTAATGATAATGATATTCGGAATTCTGTCCCTCTTGGCGAGCTTTTTGAAATGCCCAAGAACGGTTTGGCATTTACCTATACAGAATTTGCCATAATGTGGCCGCCCGGGAAAGATAATTATAAGCACGGATTGACTCCGGCGAGGGAGATATGGCCTCAATTTGTTACCGATGAAAATCGGATGGATTTGAAACAGGCAACCCAAAATTACCTTGAAACCGAAATGGTCAAAAAGGGAATGGTTATGTCTGCCGAAAAATTTGTTCGTGGCGCGTGGAGAGATTATTTAAGGCCGGAGAAACCACCACCAAAGAAAACGGCTGTTGACCGAGCAAGAGAACAGGCGTCACGAATCAAAAAGGAGATGACGAATGGTTCCAGATGATTTGGAACGTTTTACGATTTTTATGAACCAACTGGCTGAGGTGTGCAAGGAAAAAGACCCGCCATCCGACGATAAAATCAAAGGCTATTTTATCCTTTTGATGGATATGGAGTTTGATGATATTCTTGCCAACGCCTACGAATCTGTGAAGCATGGCGAAAATTGGTTTCCATCTCCGATGGCAATGCGGGGCGAAGATAAATTAGAATACTATGCTGATCAGGCGTACATGGTAGCCAAACAGATTTTGGCAGATCATTTCTATCCAGACTTTCCCGCGACCTCATTAAAGGTGGTAAGGCGAAAGTTAAATGACGTTGGTCTTGGTGGTTATTTTGATATTGTAAACGAATTTGGGCTTGAAATGCTGAATGGTGATAATCCAACGGCAACGCGAGCGCAATTCAGAAGGGCTTTCAAAAGCATAGCAACGGTTGGGAAGATGCGTGAACTGCCGGAGTTCCTGAAAAAGGCACCAAAGCAAATAAACGCCCACAGCAACGAACCAAAGGCATTGGCCTCGATTGCAAAGAAAATCCTTGCCAAAAATGAGGACGATTGATATTTTAGCTGGAACTAAAATATAGGAGCTTTAAATGAAAAAAATCATCCTCATTGCGTTGCCTATTTTGCTCATTGCCTTGATAGTTTATTCGCTGTTGACGCATAAAAACGAGCCACCGGCACCGCCCGAAATCGTTCAAAATGTTTTTGCTGATTCTGGTTACACGTGGATTTCACTTGCATGGGAAAACAGCAAAGGCACTGAATGGTGTGACATCACATGGAATTCTGGATCAGCGAGGACAAAAAAAGACGTCTTTGAGATTAATGATTTGGAAACGGATTCACTTTATACTATCACAATCACTGCAGGAAACGATGGTGGAACAGCCACACCATTTACACTGGATGTCAAAACACTTGGCAAGATGTATGCTTTTTGGGACAAGGTCATTGATTATCGCGATGAATTCCATTTAATACCAACAGGTCCAGTGACCTACGAGCTTTATAGTTTAGAGGATTCCAGTTCGATTATGACAATGGACACGGTTTACCATTTTATTTTGGGCAAGGATTCACTTTTCAAATCCACCAAAAATCCTTGCGGGAAAGTTCGTTGTATTGATAAGGCTGGAAACATCGGTGAATGGTCAGAGGTTGGGTGTGCAGATATTGAATAAAATATGGAAGATACCCAAGAAAAACGGACATCAGGAGCCAGCCATTCGGAACGGTACAAACGAGAAAAGGAATTTGTCCGAAAAACTGTTCTAAACTTTGTTCTTTTTAACTTAATCGCGCTGGAAAATATGTTGCGTGATACAGGTTACTATTTGGAGCTTTTGGGGCCGTTGACAAGGTGTCGACATGACATTCAAAAGCTCTTAGATATACCACAAAAAAAGGAAGGGAACCGCAATGATTAACGAAATGATTTCGATAGTCGGTTTATTCTTGTTTGCCGCAATTTATGCCGTTCTTGACGGTATGCGGGACGGAATAGATCACTACAAAGGGGCCAAGACACTCTACTCTTTTTGGCATTTTTTGAAACACATGGGGCGAATATTTTTGTTCATCACTGGTTGGGAGGCATGTAATGTCCAGTGGTGGGCACTCGTTCCTTTTGTTTTTATGTTGCCAGTCTACAAATATCTATGGGATCAAGTTTATGAAAAACGGGCGCGGTGGGCAAATCTGGATGATCGGATAGTGATAAAAACTGGAAATGATTATTTTGATAAGTTACTTGGATTTGACAAACAGCCTCCGGAGGAACCTTTTGCATATAATTATAACATCCAAGTTGATCATCATTTGAAACTGGATTGTCTCTATTTCAAAGATTTGGTCTCAATGAACAAGCCTTTTGAAGTCCGAGACACATCGGACAGGGATTTTTATGTTGGTCAAATTGTATGCCTCCAAGAATATGAATTGGGTGCCTTTACTGGACGAACGATTTATCGTGTCGTGTCATATGTTTTAACTGATCAATTCATCGGTGTTGCTGATGGTTATTGCGTATTAGGATTGAAAAAAATTGAAGACATCGCATCCATTTAAAACTGCACCTTATAATGACGTGGAACGTTTTTTTGAGGTTCGAAACGTTGAATCCCAAGTTTGGCCGGGATTGGTGGTATTTTATGACCCTAAGCTAAACCAAAAACTGGCCTTTCTCGATACGTGCAATAAAATCGGATATATTCACCCTCGCTTTGTGGAGGTTGAAAAATGAAGGAGGATGAAGTGAACTGGTATATCAATGATGCGGCAATGCTATTCATGTTTATCATTTACACCATAGCCATATTTCTTGCTGGAAACCTTTGTGCTGTTTTGTTTATGGTTTGGATTAATCGTCAATGGAAGGAAGAAGATGAGTATAAAATAATTTCCGAGGAGGAAATAGAAGTTGATATCTAAATATATTGAACTGGTCTTGGATAATTTGATAGAGGTAATTGTCGGTCTTGCCGTTGTCTATTTTATTTTAGTCCCATTGGGCACCGTTGAATTCATTGGAAAACTTATAAAGGCGATCAAAGATGCATTTAATAATGGGTATCGATCCTGATGTTGAAAAAAACGGCATAGCTTTTTGGGACGTCAATCAAGGAAAACTGATTTTGAATAATTGGCGGTTTCCAATTCTCATGGAGCGTATGCAAACAAGGGCAATGAAAGCCGCCGTTGGCCGCATTCGCGTTGAAGCTGGTTGGTTAAATAAGCCTTCAAACTGGCACAAGTTAAAGGTAAAGCCAACCACACCACAAGCCGACAAAATCAAAATATTTGAAAAGATATCTCAAAAGGTTGGTCGAAATCATCAAACAGGGATCCTTATTGTTGAATGCCTACGTCACTTTGGGTACAATGTTGAAGAAGTCAAACCGATTGGTAAGGTTTGGGATAGTCACGAAAAATTTGTAAGGGCGACCGGTTATGACGGCAAAAGATCAAATCAGGAAACGAGGGATGCCGCGGCTCTCGTTTACGCCATGCAATCAATGAGAAGTCCGTGGTAAAAGCAGAAAGGGAATCGCAGTGTCAATTCGGAATGTAAGAAATTTTTGGTTAACGGCTGAGGTTGATGGTCGAAGGACGGATATTGAAACGGTACCAATAGCCAGCGATGGAGGAATGAATCTCACCATATTGGTAAGGGAGCAAGGGTCTGTCTCCGAATCCCTCGTCGAAATAAGGTGTGTCTCTGTCGGAGGAGAAAATAAAATTTTCATTGAAATTGTTCGTGGTGATGAAAGTGAAATTCATGAATTAAAAGTGGAGAGGTGATATGCCAATACCAGAATGGAAAAAACCGTTTTATCCCGAGGATTGGGACACCATCAGCTTTGAAGTAAAATCAGAGCAGAATTTTGAGTGCAGGATATGCGGAGCAAAACATGGAGCGCCATTAAACGATTCGGTGGCAAAGGTAGTTTTAACGACGCATCATTTGCTTGGTCTATTGCATCCTGCCGCAAACAAAAAAGAGTTTCTCATGGCTTTGTGTCAAAGGTGTCATTTGCGTCTTGACGCTCCGAGAAAAATTATGAATCGTAAGTTAATGGACGAAGTGATGAAATCACCTTTTGATTATTTGAGCGGTGGTGAGGTTGAAACCGAATATGGTGTTCTGACCGTGGATCCGGATAGCAGATTACCATACAATCATCAACTCGTTGTGGTGGACTTTTATCACATCGTTGGAGCTTTGAAAATATATGTGGAGCCAGCATGATAGTCATAGTAAGCGAAAAGTATTTGACAAGGTCGTTTTTGTTAAGAAAAGGTGATGCATTTAATTTGACAATAGACGGTGATATCGATACCGTTTTTGGAAAAAAGACCTTTGACCAAATGGTTCTTTTGGAGGAAAATTTTACCAAAGATACAATCATCGATTGGTGTTGTATTTTTATCTTTGCCGATGACAAAACGGGAAAAGTCTTGGCACCGAACTTTTGCGGATTTTTTGGTCACTCCATAAACTTGCCGGACGAAATTGTCATGGCAACAAGGATGGATGAATTGGCGCCAGTCGAATATAAAAATTTTATGACCACGGCGCCGTTCAAATAATCGAGGAGCCCAATGCCAAGAAAGTCCGAAAAATATGCTGGTTTAAGGTATGTTGGAACGTTTTTTCGAGATTCTTTGGCGCTCTAAAACCTAAGTAGATAAAAAATGGTATTTTAAACAAAAGCCGCGCATCGCTCAAATCGCTCCTGCCATTAGGTTTTTTGGCAGGATTTTTTATTTCCGCGAAATTATCCAAACATTCCTAAGTTACCAAAAAACATTACTGTGAATTACAGTTCTAATTTTTAAAAATACAAGTGTTTACAAAAAACGCAAATATTTCTTTAATTTTTCCTAAAAAATACCTAATCTAATCTTCAACAAGACATGAACGATAAGGAGAAAATTATGTTTATCACTTGCAAGACGTTGGAAGTGGCAGGGAGCCATTCCTTGAAATTGGATTACGGTAGTCCTTGCCAAAGAGTGCATGGTCATAATTGGATCATAAAGGTGTGGTGCCGTTCGGAAAGTGTCGACAAAAACGGCATGGTGGTTGATTTTTCCAAGGTCAAGAAAATTGTCCATGGCACCTTGGATCATGAAAATATTAACGAAGTCGTAGACTTTAATCCGACGGCTGAAAACATAGCCTATTGGATTGTTCAGGCGGTTCCATTCTGTTTTAAGGCAGAGATTTGGGAAAGCCGTGACAATTATGCCTGCTATGAAAAACTTTTATAATGGAGGTTGAAATGAGTAAAGGTAAGGTCTACCCGATTAATGAAATATTTTACTCCCTCCAAGGCGAAGGATTTCACACCGGCCAACCTGCAATCTTTGTGAGGTTTGCCGGATGCAATTTATCTTGTCCGTGGTGTGATACCGATTATTCAACCAAGGGCATTATGACAATTGATGACATTATTAAAGAAGTTGAGAACTATGAATCTTGGCATCTTATCCTCACCGGTGGTGAGCCATCAATTCAAGCTACATCCGAATTCATTCAACCTTTTAAAGACATCGGTTATTTCGTACACATGGAAACAAACGGCACTCGCGAGGTGGCAATGAATGTGGATTGGATAACAGTCTCGCCAAAGGTAAAATGGCAACCGCAGGAAGATTGGATTCAATTGACAGGCAATGAATTGAAATTGGTTTATGATGGTCAGTCCGAGGAAGAACTTCAAGAAATTGTCGACACCACATCCTTTGATCATTACTATCTGCAGCCTGAGTGGAATCAATTTAATGGTCTAAAAAAGTTTGGGCCAAAAGTCGTTGAAGTGGCAAAAAGGAACCCAACATGGAAGGTCAGTCTCCAAACACAGAAGCTCCTTGGGATATTATAAAAAGACAAATCCGCGAGGAGGAAAAGTGGAAAATCGAGGACAGCATCAATATGGATGAAAAATCAAAACAACAGTTAACCGCACACCCAATAGTTGATACCGATGATGGGAAGAGCCTTGTGTGGTCTCGAAATGTACCAGGATTAAAAGAGGCGTTGAAATATGTCTTTGAATACATAGGAGACGATCCGTTCCGCGAGGGTTTACAAGAAACGCCTAATCGGATTATTAAATCATGGAAAGAATTATTCTCAGGATACGGAAAAGACCCACAAGACATTCTTAAAACTTTTGAGGATGGCGCTTGTGACGAAATGGTTATCTTGGAAGGCATTGACTTCTTTTCCACGTGCGAACATCATTTTTTGCCATTTTATGGAAATGTTTCCATAGGCTATGTTCCCAACGGCAAAGTTATCGGCGTGTCAAAACTGGCACGTCTTGTGGAAATATTTTCCCGACGGCTACAGATTCAAGAAAAGATGACGACCCAAATTGCTACCGCCCTGCAGGACGCTTTGAATCCCAAAGGTGTTATGGTCGTGTGTAAGGCAAAACATCTTTGTATGGTGGCGCGAGGAGTGAAGAAAGCCAATCCCGAAATGATAACAAGTTCTGTGATTGGCGCTTTTCGGGATGACCAAGAGGCTCGGAACGAGTTTTTAAGATTAACGAGTGCCGTATAGACTTTCTAAAATTTCCCAGGCCATTTGAACTTCGTCGTCGGGTTCAAAGCCCATTTCCTCATAAAGGGCAGGATAGTTTAAACATTCCCAACCGCGTGTGACCTGCGCCTTAATTTCGGGCGTAGGCCATTTGCGGAAGGTTTTTGCTAATTTTAAAGCGGCTACTCGGTTACAGTTTAAAACATGTTGGCGCAGTTGATCGGATTTGGAAAGTTCCATTTTATTCACCTTTGATTGCTTTGTCTAAAAAATCTTTTTCGGCTTGAACAGCATCGTTTTTATCTCGTGTCTCCTTGTTCTTGTTCGTTGTTAACGTTAATTCAATATACAACGTATATACGAAGAATGCAAGCGAGAAATTAAAAAAAGCAAAAAAACACAAAAAATGAAAGGAAGGAATGTTCTTATGTGCATGGTAATTGGCTGGATGGGAGAAATCCCAAGTTATGCAAAAGAAAGAATTGTCATTGGTGGAAGATTGAGGGGCAGGGATGGCGCAGGATATTGGACGAATTCTAAAACGTACAGAACATTGGACATAAATGAAGTTCCTCCATTTGTTATGCAATCCGATGAAATGTTGGCTAATTTTAGAGCGACGCCAACAACAGAGGCCGAAACGCAATTGAATTATCTGCAACCTTACGATGGGATTGTTCATAATGGCATCATTTCAAATGACAAGGTGTATGGAGATTTTCCAATAGATTCTATGGCACTTCCCGAGATATTCTCTAACAGAGAAGGTGACTTTGTCAAGCAGGCTCAAAAAATCGTAGGAAGTTATGCGATTGCCTTTTTTAATAGCAAAAGTTTGGTTTTGATTACAAATTACAAACCAATCTATTATAAGCGGTTTTCGCAAGGTTTTGCCTTTGCTTCAATGCCAGAACCATTAGGACGCGAGGCGATCCCCTTAAAACCATATACTGTAAATATCATTGACAAAAAAAACTTCCAAATTTTTACAGAGGAAATTCCTCGTAACAGCTATTCCGATAGGGCTGTCGTTGCGGCATCTTCCGGATTGGATTCCACTACGGTTGCCTACCTTTTAAAATCCCAGGGTAAAGATGTGACACTGGCCCATTTTATTTACAAGTGTTTGGCGCAGGAAAATGAGGTTAATCGAATCCTAAGGATAGCAGAACACGGAGGATTTGGCTTGACACTTATCGAGATCCCCAATGTTTTTTCTGGGACGATAGTTGAAGGTACATATAAAAAAGATGGCATCTCTGGAACAGAATATGCTCACGATTGGGTGAGTGCTCGCAATCTTGTGATGACTTCTCTATTGACAGCCTTTGCAGAATCCAATAAAATAGGGATCGTCGCAACAGGCGGCAATCTTGAAGAAAGCGGTGCCTATCCCGATAACGAGCATGAGTTTGGCAGGATGGTCAATAATGTGCTGCCTTATGCGGTACAAAACGGTTTAGAAATTCGATTTGAGCAGCCTTTGTCAAATTATATGAAGCACGAAATTGTCAAAATAGGACAGGAGCTTGGGGTCCCTTGGCATTTAACTTGGTCTTGCTATTCGGACAAACAGGAGCCTTGCGGCAAATGTGGGCCTTGTTACATGAGACGAATCGCATTTGAAAGAAATGGACTTGTAGATCCTTTGTTGATTGGAGGACAGGGAGAATCATGAACTATGCGATTATAGGTGTTGGTGGGATAGGAATTTTGCATGCCATTGCTGTTACGAGAACTGGAAATATGGTGACGGCTATAATAGATCGAAATGAAGTCATATTAAAAAAAACACAAAAACGGTGGCGAAACGAATGGTTGGGATTTGTGGACGAAGTCACTCCTAATCCTGATTGCCAATATTGCCAATCGATTGACCAATTGACTGCTGACGTAGATAAGTATATTCTTGCGGTGCCCCCCGAACAAAACAAACCTTATTTGGAAATTTTATCACCTAA